ACTAAAGTACGCCTGCGGAAAGACACTCAATGTTCTAACCGCCCCGCCCCTCGCCCCCCTCGCTCGGGCTTGTACCCTCGTGATTCTACGTTGCTGACCGCCCTACGCGCGGGCGGCGTGCCTGCCTGTTCGTAGCTGGTTCCGTCCCGGCCCCCTGCCCCTGCCCGTCCCTGCCCGTCCCGTCTCTCGTCCCGCGCGGGCCGTCTCTCCCCGTCCGTCCATACGGGCCGTTATCCGGTATCACCGGCCCCCTGAAACCGGCCCGTTCGGTAAGTACGGCCCCGTCTCTCCCCGTCTCTCCCCGTCTCTCCGGTTCCGTCCGTCTCTCCCCGTCCCGGCCCCCTACCCTTACCCATATTCCGGTATATCTGCCTGTTTTCCGTTTTCCCTGTTTTACCGCATCGAGGCTTGTACCCTTCACGTTCGGCGTTTCCGGGTTTTCCTTCCTTTATATACCAATCCGAATCGACGGGTTTATATGAAACCGGGTATTCTGGTTGAATGTCGCCCGGCGAAAGGCGGCCCGCCCCGGTTTGATGTTAACCGGGGCGGTCGGCCCCCTGAAACGGGCCGGGGGATACACTCCCCGGCGTAAAAGGCCCCGAAACCCCGGAAAACCGGCTTAAGTCCCGGTTTCCCACGGCGTTGCTATATGCGTCCGTGGTTGGAGGTTTTGGTTAGCTAACTGCCACCTTACGACGGAATTACCGTTACGTCTCCCCCGAACGGACGGGGGCGGGTAAGTACGTCTCCGGGTAGTGTCTCCCCGGTTCGGCCCCTGTTACGGGCCGACCGGAGAGACGGAACCGGGGCGGAATTGACCCATACGGAATGTAGGGGGCGGGCCGGAAAGCGGCCCGTCCTTCACGGTGAAACGGCCCCACGGGGCCGGAAAGCCCGGAGTGAAAGCCGGGAAAGGGACTTAGTACCCTATCAGTACGAATATCGGCGGATTAACCGCTAATCCCCACGGACGGGGTTTAAAACCGGAACATAGTGCGAAACGGCCCGAAACCACATAGGCCCGTACTTAGTACGGGGAGACGGAACCGGCCCCACGGGGCCGGGACGGGAAAGTAGGGGCGGCCCGGCGAAACGGTTTGTAACCGTGAAACCGGCCCCTGCCCCTGAAACGACAAAGGAAACCCACCGGGTAGTTAGGCACACTACGGTTTGCGACCGTAGGTGAAAACCCTGCCCGGCCCCGAACGGGTTTCCCGGCGTTACGTCGTAAGTACGGCCCGAACGGAACCGGCCCGCGAAAGCGGCCCGTTTCGTAGTGACGGCCCGAAACCGGGGAGACGGCCCCGGAGTGTATTATCAGGTTACAGGGGGAGTATAGCCCGAACAAAGAGCGACCCTTAGGGCAAAGAGTGACGAAAACAGACACATCGAGCGATTAATACCTCGAAACTGTCGAACCGGCTGTCCTTAGCGACAGCTATGGAAATGTGAAGTCCACCCACTTTCGGTTGCGATTGCGGTTAAAACAATAGGTGCTTAGCCTATGGTACGAAAGTCTATGCCACAAACAGGTTCGTAGGACGACGAACATAGTAGTCAAGAGCTTAGCTCATAGCGATTAACGCGAAAGACTCTTTGAGGCTTGAAGTTCCGCATAGTGAATCTGTCACATAGCGGTGCGTATAGCAGTCGGCTTTAAGGGATGAGTGTCACGTTTAAAACGCTCGTTAGTATGTTCGGCCCGTCCCGTAAGGGACGGGGAAGGATAGACAGAAAGTTTCCAGCGTAAGCTACCTCGAATTGACGAGGATTGATGCTTTGAGGGTCTAAGACCCTCGCTAAGCAAACCACGACAGTAGTGAGTGAGAGTTATCTCTCTCCTATCTGTCGGAATGGGGGGTTTGGTGCTTCCCCCTCGGAAAGTAGCACTAAGTGACACCCAACGAACTATGTCTGTGAAAGTCAACAGCGACGGCGACTTCGTTGAGAACACGGTGACTACCCTCGGCGCTAACCACGTTAGCGACCTCTACGACCTTCTTCAGAAGGACGACCACTCCGTGATGAGCCTTGCCCACGAAGTGCGTAAGGCGTTCGGAGAGGATTCTGTGAAGAAGGGCGGCGAGAGTGAAATCGCTAAGTGGTGCGAAGCTCCGAGAGAGGTTCACATCATCGAGCCGACTGACGCTAACGATAGCGACGGCTCCATCGGTCGGGCCTTCTGGAAGGCTACCGACTACACCGCCAACGACTACAACCAGTTTACTGGTAAGTACGACTCCTTAAAGGAGGAAAACGGCGGATTCGGTGTGAAGCCTCTCGCGGAAGCCGACGAGTTCCAGCGGGAGCTACTGCTCTCGCAGGAAATCATCGAGGCAAGTGACACCGTGATGGTTCCCATCAACAGCGACGGGGAACCGATTGTCCCGGTAGTGGCAAGTAAGGGCCGCCAAGAGGCTACGGAAGGCTTCGAGGTCGGAGCTGTTCCGACCTACGAGGAAGCAAAGGCCCGCCTTGAAACCCTACTGAGTGACTACTTCGGAGAAGTCGAAGTCGATGAGACGGCGGAATCGAGCGAAAAGAACAACGGCGGTAGCGATAGCGGTAGTGACACCGAGGAAGGTCTTGGGCTTCCCGGCGAACTGTTCGACCCTACGGAAGTGAAGGGTATCGGGAACAAGTACGGGAAGGCTCTGCTCCAGCACATCGTGGAGAACCAGATTAGTCTGGACTGGGAAGACTACGAGGAACACGTCGAGCTTCCCGAGCCGGAGGTTCCCGACGTGAGTGAGATGAGCCAGCGCGAGAAGGACGCCCTTCTCCAGCAGTTGCTCGAAAACTCCGAGTAAGGCGCAAAGACTCAAAGATACATCTTTAATCCTTAGTGGCGACACCGGGGTTCGACTCCCCGGAAGGGCCTTCGATAGCGTAAGCTATCGAGAGTGACACCGATGTTTTCGCCAAGACTCGGGACTGTAACACAGTCCGACAGCGAGAAGCAAAACCAATGGAGCCACCGAGCTGACCTCAAAATCGACCAGAGGCATCGAGCCTTCGGAGCGGTAGTTGAGGAAAAGCGAGAGGGTAAGCTCCTGAAAGGAGAGGAGTTGGCCGAGTATATGGGATGGACTCCCGACCCAAGTGAGATTCATCCCCATCACGAGCCAACGAGAGAGCCGGAGGAATACGAAGGCTCCGGCCTTACTGACGAGGAAATCGAGAAGCGCAAGAAAGCCGAGAAGTACCGGCGGCGCTACTCCAGCTACCACGACAGCGAGTGACAACTATGAACGAGACACCAACCTTCAGCCGAGACGCAAAGGACTACGAATACGACCCACTTTCCCACGGAGGGAACCGGCGGCGCGAGCGACGGATTGCGATGGAAGCGATAGACCAAGCTATCGAGAACGGTGAGGCACACCTCGGTCGCAAAGGACGGATTCTCTTAGAGACTCGATGGAGCGGCCAGCTCATCACGGTGGTCATAGACCCGAAGGACGAGTCGATAGTGACGACCTATCGAGGGACGGGTAAGAAGCTCAAGAGCCTCCAGCAACAGGAAAAGCGCCGGAGGGAACGCCAGCAAAAGATTCGGGAAGGTCGCGGAGCGGCCTATACCGGAGCTTGGATGTAAACAGCAAAGACTTAATACCGCAACGTTGTCTCTTAGAGTGAGGAACTTCTCGGGGGACAACGACTCGATGTGAGTAACCACTAAAGTCAAATGTGCCACTTCAACGACGACTGCGAAGCCGGTGAGGAAGCGTATTGGGAGGATGAGCCAACACACGTCGGAGGAGCCTCGTTCGGAGCCTTCGGATGCGAAGCTTGCGGTTACTCTGACTGCCTATGAAGCGACCGCACTCCTTCAAGCCGAGCTGTGACTGTTGGTACTGCGACCTCGAACGAGCAAAGCGAGCTGACTACCGTAGAGGATACACGAGGTTCTAACGATGGAATACAACGAGATACCGGACTATGAGGTGTACCGAACGTGGAAGAACGCTTACGGAGAATGGGAGGTTAAACTCATCGACGGGGTAGGTGAGACGGCACTTCACCTAAGCGAAGACCCCGACGCTCCCGACGACCGAATTGAGGATGGACTGTTCTACCTGTGGGATACGGGAGCTGGACTCTCGTGGATTCGAGAGCGAGAAGCCTTCACGATGGAGTACGACACCGGGACAGTAACCGACGCCGACTACGTGGAGCTTCGAGAGGATGGAAAGAAGCACGAGACTCAGCACAACCACGTTCACCTCGATAACGACGTGAGGAACGGGAGGAAAATCGCACTCTCTCCGGTATAAAGACTCAGACAAGCAACTTCAACTCTTGCTCCGAGTGGCGGTAACTACGGTTCGACTCCGTAGCGGAGCTTCTGGTAGCACGAGCTACCGGGTGACACCGATGGCAGTAGCAGAAAAGACACCAACGACAGACCGACGTATCGACCTAAGCGAAGCCGACCTCGAAAAGAAGGTCGGGGACTACCTCCACCGACTCCGGCAGGCTTCGGTAGCGAAGTTCTACGACGACCAAATCGAGTGGGGTTCGATTGCGATTGAGCCGACTGAGGCTCACTACATCGTTTACGATGTAGATGGCTTCCCGTTCAACGCAATCGACCGAGAGGGACAGGCGATTGAGCAACTTGTGGCGCTGTTCGACAAGGAGCTGGAAGATGCTCTGAACGTGCTGTAATCCAACGATGTACGACAACTACTACCCCGACTTCCACGACCCGGAGATGAACGAAGCGGCAAGCTACGACGACCGGGACACTCCCGGCTTCGATATGGACGAACTGGACGGCTTCAACGACCCGATGGAGAAGGTTGCTCACCTTTGAGCGGTGACATACTTGCCCAAACAATCCGACGAGAGCGATACCGAGAGTGGAAGCGACGACGAAAGCAACGCGAATCCTCTCCTGAAGATTCGACCGAGGGACGGAGGCGACGACGACGACCCACCAGCGGCGGGAGCCGTGGCGGTGACGGTCGAACCATCCGGCCCGACAGTCTCGATGGCTCCAACGTCGGAACCGGAACACCGAGCAAAACCTGAGCTGGTAGCAGTATGAGATACCACCTAATCGACCCAACAGAGCCGGTTGTAGAGAACGAGGAAGCCCGATTCGAGATTATCGAGTCGTTCCCCTCGAAGGAAGCGGCGGAACACGTCCTCGAAGCTAATCGGGGACTCCAAATCATCAAGGGATGAATCACGAGAAAGTAATCAGCTCTCTCAAAGAGAGTCTGGATGTGTTCGCCGCTGAATATGCGGTGGACGAAGACGACGACCTCGATGCTATCTTCGCGGCGACGGAGCTTCTGGAGGAAGACCTCGGACTCGGTGAGCGATGGATTCTCTACGAGAACTTCATCGTGGATACCGAGGGTTATCCCCGAGCCGTAGTGGAAATCGAGGTATTCACCGACGCGAAGGAATCGGACTTCGAGCAAGCGGAAGCGGTCTACGAAGCAGGATACTAATGGACATTCTCGAAATCGCGGTGAGCGAGGTAATGGCAGAGGACGACGACTACGTGAAGCCCGGCACGGTCTACGAGACGCCGAACGGCCACTACATCGTGGAGTGAGAGATGGGAATACTTGGACTAACTGACCACCCCGAACAGGAGAACCGCTACGAAATCACCGTTACTGCGGAGACTGAGGAGGAGGCGGTCGTGGCGTTCAACGAGGCTTTCGATGATGATGAGAACTACACCGAAGCCTACGACCTCCATCAGTACGACGAGGAAACGTTTGGTGTGTTCTTCTGGTCGGAAGACCCGATAGACACCGACGACGAACCGCTGGTTCTCCCCATCGAGGAGGTTGAAGCCTAATGACGATACTCGAAGAAACCCTAACCGACGACGAGCTGGACAACATCGAGAAAGCCGAGCGGCGAAGCAAGCGTAGCAAGACGAAGTACGGCGACCTGTTACCGGAGGACGACGAGTAATGACGTGGAGAGACTACCCCGAGGACTGGATGGGGAACCCGGACGGTCGGGACTACCACTACCGATTCCACGCCAACGATGAGGAAGCGTGGAAGCGGATTCGGAAGGCCCGCTGGATGGGACGATGGTTCGAGCTGTACCCGAGGGATATGAAACATCTCCGGGTGAAGCTCCCCCACGTCACCCTGAAAACGTATGACCACAAGGGCCACATCGAGGGGATGGCGAAGTATGCCTGCTCCCCGGATTGGCAGGTCGTCCCCTACTCCCGAGGGAAGTGGGAGATGAAGCACGGTTCTCGTGGCGGCTCGAAGCTCCGATGTGAGGAATACACCGGAGAGAAGTGGGGAACGGTGACTGTCGAGTTCACCGTCGAGGCAACGCCGGGAGAGATTAAGGATGCCTACGAGAACGGCGTCAACGAGGCCGAAATCGAGACTTCCATCCGAAATGCCCTTCATTGGGCCGTCGAGGAGCGCATCGACGAACTCCGTGAGGAGAAATTCCACTACCAGAACGAGGTCTGTGACCACGACCACGTAGTGACCGACCGAGGAACCTACGGAGCAGAAGCGTTCTGTGAGGATTGCGGAAAGGTTTGGGACGACTCGATGGAGTTGGACGCCGCTATCGAGAGTGAGGAGATTACGGTAGTCGGTTCGGTATAAAGACTCAGAGACATAATAATGAGTGTTAACACCAGCGAAGACGGAGAGGAGTTAATCGGAATCGAGCGGAGAGAAGCCCTCGTGGAAACGTGGGGAGTGGATACCGAGGTGTTCGAGTCGCCCCACGCTTCGGACGACAACCCGTTCCGGTCGATGCCGACCGGGATTCACTTCGAGGGATACCATCACGACGACTACTGCCCGGAGTGTGGTCGGGGAGGTCGGGAGAAGGGTGTGCTGAGCGATTACACCGGAGGTATCAACGGCGGCTATATGACGGTATATCTCTGCGAGGGATGCCTGAGTGTGTGGCTCAAGTCCTTCGGCTGGTCGCCTCAGAGAGAGTACCCGGAGAACCACATCTTCCACCCCAAGAACCGATGAGTGTCACCCATACCAAGACCCACGACGTGATAGCCCGACCGAAGAACGACTCTCGCGGTGGACATATGTTCCACCTCAAGCCGAACAAGCTCCCGCTGGAAACTCGGCGGGAAGTCGCATCGAGGCTTGAAGACTCCGGGGTGTTCGCTAAGGACTATCCCCACGAGAAGGTCGCGGAGGTCGTTATCGAGTCCACGGTTCAGGGACAAGACCGGAGCAAGCCGTTCCGAACGAGCGAGATTCTGGAGCTGACCATCAATGTGTGACCACGAGAATCGGACGTGGCTCGCCGGTCGGGGCTACCAAGCGAAGTGGCGGTGTAAGGACTGCCGAGATGTAGTCCGGGGTGGTTACGACCACGACGAAGGGCGCTTCATCGAGTTCCGAGGTGGGACGTGGCCTTAGAGTGCGAGAAATGTGGCGGCCCCCGGCTGAACGGAACCCCGGTTACTCAGGATAAGGAGAGCGGCGGCTGGAGAATCGCCTTCCCGAGTGACCCGGACAAGCGGTACTACTGCCGGAGCTGTGCGAAGAAGGTGACTCAGTAATGGAACCACACGACGACTACCCGAAGAACTGCCCTGCCTGTGATTCAACGGTCGAAGAACGCTCCTACGGCGTTCGGTGTAGCAACTTCCGTTGCCTCTGGAAGCGGTGGTGGCAGGATAAGCTCTCGATGTTCAGCGCAAAGACTCACGAACAGCACTACGCGGAGACTCACTAATGGTTGACTTTGAACACTACCACGGCGACGAGATGTGTCACCACGGACGAGAAGTAGCGACCGACGACGACCCCTGCCCCTATCAGGGAACGCGGATTGCGGAGGACGACACGGCGCGGTTCATCCTCTGTGGACAGCACCACCAGAAGTTCGTTGGTGGAATGGCGGCGCGGCGAATGGTTCGGTAACTCCTAAAGACTCAAAATGAGCGTTCCAACTGCTATCGAGACGACGGCTGGAGAATCGCTGGTCGAACTTAAGAAGAACAAACACCTCGGAACAACGACTCTGAAGCCCGACGACCCGGTTCATCCGGTGTGGAAGGCCGGTCAGCTTACCGACCCGGACGACCCGAAGCCCCTCTACGACGACTTCTGGATTCGGGAAATCTTCAACGGCAAGAGTAAGACGATTTTCGAGAATCGTCCCGACTTCGAGGCCGCTAACGACGACCCGAAGGTGTGGGAGACGGAGTTCGGACGCATCGAGCAGTATTACGAGTCGGTCGGTGGTAAGGTGTTCTCCTACAACCGCCGGTTCGTTCTTGACCCGGAGACAATCGAGCAGACCGTGGAGGATGGATGGGCGTCGGATACCCTCTACGGCGTGATGAAGGAGCTGAACGAGAACATCGCAAAGGCCCTCGTGGTGGACGACCTCAAGCACCACCTCGATGAGATAGACACGCTCGATGTGTTGAAAGAGCCGAGGAACGTCGAAGCCCTCCACGCCCACGAACGCTACCGGAGCCTCGTGACTCAGATGTGGAAGTCCCAACACGGCGACGACCCGGAGAAGACCCACCTGTGGGGTTCGTTGGTGAAGGAGAAGCCGACGACCTTCGAGATTCAACAGTTCCCTCAGGGGTTCTTCGTGATTCCCCGGCTCTACAACGGTCACATCTGCCGAGTGATTGACGAGGAGCTGAAGGAACGCGACCTCGGGAAGTTCAGCTTGTCGTGGCGGGGCTTCATCGTGAAGCCGGAGAACTTCAGCGAAGTAGCCGAGCTAATCGGCCCGCTGTACGTGGACACTCCGGGGGTCGAACTGTGGTAGACCTCCTTCGAGAGTTCTTCAAGCGGGGCGGTGGGAACGGCGGGGCTGTCGGTATGGTGGCTGTGTGAGCTACTACGCCGTAGTTTTCGGAGCGGTGTTGATTTGGGCGGCGATTATCGGAGCAGAGGTCTACCACCTATGACTAACAAGTACGACACGTTCGAGAGTTACATCCGAGAGGTACAGGCAACAGCAAAGCGATACTACGACTACGCTCTGGAAGGGGCCGAGGAGATACGAACCCCGGCCTACTGTCCGAACGAGTTACCGGAGGAAATCCCGCTGTGGGCGGTCGCTGAAGCCGCCGTTCAGAACCACGAGCTGATTCAGTATTACCAGCGGTGTGTAATCTACCACGCCGAGGAAGGCTTCTACAACGAAGGTGGCGAGCGGTTCTACAACGACCCGGAAGACCAGAGCGAGTCCGTTCAACAGCTCGCCTACGCTGGACTCTACAACGACATCATCACGAAGCTCCGCTTCATCGAGGAAGCCCGTGAGGATTTGGGTGAAGCGATAAACCTGCTCGAAGGGCCGCTTCACTCCAAGGGAGTCCGGTACGAGTACGATTACTACGTTCACCTATCCTCGAAAGAGCCGGTGACGTACACTCTCGAAGCACTCGGACAGGGAGAGTGGCGGATGTACGACCCGGACGGTGAGCCGTTCGAGGTAATCAGCCCGCGAGTCGCCGTGGAGAACGCCGACCGACCGATTCCCGAATACTCTCTCAAGCTTTTCCTCAGCAACATCTGCGCCCGGCGAGAGCGAGAGCGAGAAACCAGCGAGTAATCCTAATGAGTACGACAAAGGCATTTCCGAGCAGTAGCAACAACACCGATGAACCGACCGCCGACGACCTCGAAGAACGAATCCTCGACGAGCTTCCCGAGCGGTTCCGTGAGCTGAGCCACATCCGAGTTGGGAACGAGGGGGACGTTCAGATGCTCCTGATTCCGTTCCATCCCTACGTGGACAGTAGTGGCGACCCGTGTTCCCACCTCGTGATGAACAGCGAGAGGAAGACGATGGAGGAGTTCGGATTCGAGTTCTCCTTCGCTACTCTCACCGGGAAGGGAGTTGGTGTGAAGTTCTGGTTTGAACAGGCCGACGAATAATTGCGGTGTCACCTCGGTAGTATGGAAGAAGATATTGAGAAGATAGAGCAAGCCGACTACGAGTATTTCTACTCACTCCGCCGGAAGGCTTGCTGGCGGCGTCGTGGCAAATCGAAGCCCCGCCGTGACGTATCGGAGATAATCGACATAGAGCGGCGTTGCTGGCGAGAGTAATGGCGAAACGCCCCACGGTGGGGCGTCGTCGGGAGTTGGTCGTCCCGGCTGTTGACGAGCCGACCAGATACTTCTGAAAAATGTCCTCAGTAAGCCAAAGCGTCCCGAGAGTTGAACCGTTAGCTAACTATTCGAGGAATCGAGATGGTCTTCGAGAGTACCTGTTTCACCTCGCTGACGACCTTTTCCCGTTCCCCGGATACCGTGACTACCAAGATGAGATTCTGAAGGGCGCTCTCGAAGCCCTGTTCATCGAGGGTCACACGAACGTCGTAATCGACGGCCCCACCGGGATTGGGAAGTCACCCATCAACGTCACTCTCGGTCGGGTGATTTCCCACTTGAAGAAGAACAAGAGTCGTATTGAAGACCATTTCAACTACAAGCTCTACGGCATCGAGTCGGGCAAGTCCTTCTACACTACCCCTCAGAAACAGCTCCGTAATCAGCTCGCCAACGACGTTGACCTTCAGGAATACGTCACGATGCTGAAGTCCCGGCAGGACTACATTTGCGGAGCCAGCGGTGACAACTGTAAGGACTGCTCTCTCCCCGACGAGATGGAGAATCAGTCCTGCCGAACTATCGCCGGGTGTACCTACTGGCGGTCGAAGGCCCGAGCGATGGACGCCGACATAGCGGCGCTCACGTTCGCTATGCTCGTCGTGGACAACTACCTCCCGACGACGATTCTGGTGAACGACGTTCAGGAGGAACAGATTTCGTTCGACAACCGCGACCTCGTGATTGTGGATGAGGGTCACGGCCTCGAAAGCCAAGTTGCTTCGCTGTTCGCCGGGTTCACTATCTCTCCGTGGACTCTCCCGAACAAGGTCTACCGGAACACGGACGACAAAATCTCGTGGGACTACGAACGCTTCGAGGACATTACCCACATCCTCAACAGTCTCTACGACCGGGCAACGAACTTCGTTGACCGCCACGATGAAGACCCGAACAAGACCGCCGAGGTTGACCAATGTAAGGACTTCATCAAGAAGGTCGAATACTGTCACCGGGAGGTGAAGGACGGACGACCGTGGACGGTGACGGTGAGCAAGTTCGGTAAGTTGGGTCAGAAGAAGATGGTGATTAGTCCGGTGGACGTGGACAAGTTCCTCGAACGGTTCATCTGGAGCCGTGGGAACAAGCGCGTAATTTCCTCCGCGACGATTCCCTACCGGGAGAACATCGCTGAGTGGGCCGAGCGAATCGGACTCGAAGGCTCTACAAAGCTTATCAGCCGACCGATGCCGTTCCCCGAGGAACACCGGCTGATTCACAAGAACACTATCGTCGGCTCGATGAGCGGCGACGGTGAAGACCGCAACTGGCAGAAGGTTATCAACACTATCCGCGAGATTCACTCCCACCACGAGGGGGAGAACGGTCTGATTCACACCAACTCCTACAAGCGGGCCGAAAAGCTCGCTGACTCCCTCGGTCGGAAGAACGTCATCGTCCAAGACCAAGACAAGGACAAGGAGGAGATGATTGAGGAGTGGGTGAACAGCGAGAAGGATATTCTCATCTCTCCGTCGATGATGGAGGGCGTAGACCTCCACGGCGACCGTTGCCGGTGGCAGGTTCTCTTGAAGGTTCCCTACCCCTACCTCGGTGACAACCGAGTGTCCTACCTGCTCGATGAGCGGAACGACTGGGATTGGTATATGGAGTCGGCGTCTCTGGACGTTCAGCAGTCCGTGGGCCGAGCTGTCCGTGGCCCGGAGCCGAGTGAAGCCGCTTCATATTACATCATCGACGGGGCGTTCGAGAAGGTGATGAACCGGACGAAACCGCCGGAGTGGTTCTCCGAGGCAATTCGAGACGAACCCCCGGAGCATTGGGAGAACCCCGAAACCGCTCCGTGGCGATAAGCGATAAAGACTTATAGATACTACTCCGACTCTTAGAGGAACATAATCAATGAAAGAACTAACTGACTTCACCGACCCGACGCCCGACCTGACCGACCAAGAACGAACCCTGCTCCGGTGGGCCGGAGCTGATGAACGACTCATCGAGGTGTGTAACTTCGACGTGTCCTCGATGGAGAAGAAGCGTGATGACGGGAAGACCGTTGCTCGAAACTCCGCTCTCGTGGAGGTCAAGAAGTACCTCCGAGAGTGGGAGGCGCTTAACAAAGACAACGCCGAGGACTTCGACCACTACGGCGGTCACTTCTTTTCGGCGCTGTGGGACGGCGACCTCTACGAAGCGTACTCCCGAGCCGACTACAACAATCAGGCAATCCTGATGGAAGTGTTCGGCGTTCGGCGCATCAATTCGACCCGACCGGCTCACGCCCCTGAGGTGACTGCTTAAATGGATAATGGACTACACGGACGCTACCTCGAACAGCTTGAAGCGTGGAACCTCGCCCGGCAGTTCTCGGCTGAACTGGTGGCGGCGTTCTACGACAAGACCCGCTCCCTCCGGGGAGTTGTGAAGGAGTGGATGGAGATTCGGGAAGCGGTGTTCCCCCGACTCGATGCTATCAAGCAGATGGTGTCGAACGTCCTGTTCCTGAACGGACGTGATTCTATCGACCAGCTCGCCCGTCAAGTGATGGGATTCGAGGGGTGGTGGTAGGTGTCGCGTAGTGAAAGAGCAGGAAATCAACCCCGTGTTGTTAGCGTCGGTATGTCAGCCCGATTGGTTACTGCCGACTCACCCCTTCCCGACCTACTGGATGGATTCGGAGGAGAGCATGAACCCGATGGAGACGGCCTCTTAGAGTAATGTCTACTCTCGCTGACTTCGGGGCGAAAATCCCCGACAAAGACCCGTGGAAGGACAAAGAAACGCTCCGTGAGCTGTATCACGACAAAGGACTTGACCAGTCCGAGATGGGAGACGAACTCGGCTGTTCCGCCGGGACAATCTCCTACTGGATGGATAAGCTCGGGGTCAATACGACCCACACGAAGCACAACTCCACTCAGCAAGAGCCGCAGGCTGAGGATTGGGAGTGCGAATACTTCGAGGTGTGCGGCAACGAGACTCCCGGCCCCCGGAACGGACTGTGCGACGATTGCCTCGATATGGTTCGAGACAACCAATCGGCGTACTACGACGGCGAGAAGGTCGAGCGGAGTAGCTTCGAGGATATGACGGAGTTCGTGAAGACTCTGTATGAGCTTCGCGGCAAAGACTCAGAGAACCAATAATGAGTGTTACCATTACAACTGATGAGGAGAAGTTCGAGGAACTGTTCGGTAGCGTCAACACCGACACGTTGGAGGGCGCAATCGAGAACGACGAAAACACGGTCTGCCTCGGAACCTACGGGGACGACCTGAGGAAGAAGAATCGACGAATTACGTGGGACTACCAGCTCGCGTCAAAACACCCGGTGGACGTTCAGCGAACGGACAACGGCCACTACGTTGACCTCTATCCGGTGGAGGGAGACGAGAGCAAGAAGACCCGCGTTCAGTTCTCCTACTTCGACCACGCCGAGGAGTTCTTCGACGTGAACCTTCGGGAGAACCCGGAGGCGCTGTTCATCCACCCCGAGTGGAACTTCATTCTGGTGGTGAAGCCCGAGGACTCCGAGAAGTACCTCGCAATCGCCCCGGTGGTTCACGGAGACGAGTGATGGCTGAGCTACGAGAAATCCTCAACGACGTTCTCCGCGAGATGTACGCGGAGGCAGAACCGCCCCTCGACTTCGATAAAGTGCTGGAGAACCCCGACGAGTACGGGAGTGGTTGGTACGCCGACCACTACCTCGATGGCGACCGGCAAACGGAAATCGTGGAAAAGCACGCCGAGAAACACGACCTGAACCGTGGTCAGCGAAAGACGCTCTCGTTCTCGGCTATCCTGAGCTACGGGCCGTCCTCGACGCGCCGAGAGGTGGAAGCGTGAGCAACTACCCGCCGGGAACGTCGGCTGGCGACCCACGAGCGCCGTGGAACGCTCCCGACCATTCTCACGACCACGAGTGGATGCCGTGTGACCCGGATTACCCCATCTTCGAGGACGGAGCGGCTGTCTTCATCGAGTCGTGCCACTACGCCGAGGGTCGATGGGGAGAGGGATGGGAGTGTGAGGAAATGCGTTCTCTCCGGTGCGACGTAGAGCGCGTTGTGTTGCTCCGAGAGGGGAAGCCGGACGTGGCGTACCTCGCGTCGGAGGAAGACTACCACAACGAGTGGCGCTTCATCGAGCGGCTGTACGAAGACGCTCTGGTGGCCGTGGAAATCACGGACTTCGAGAAAATCGAGATTCTGGACTGCGACCCGCCGAACGATTACGGTGACGGATACGTTCGGGTTCGGGTCGGTGACAAATACGAGGTCGTCTACGAACAATGAGTACGCAAACCCAAAACTTCGCTTACGGAAAGGACACGATTGGTGGATGCTGTTGCCCGGCTGTCGCGGCAGGCTTCGCTCCGAACACGGGCGACGAGTCCACCGAAATCGCAGAGACTTACGACTACTACGTTCGGGAACTGGACTTGGGGAACGCCCATTCAGTTATCCCCGAGGAAAAAGCACGCCAAGCGTGGCTCGCGGCGGTCGAAAGCATCGAGCAGGATGAGTACGCCGCCGAGCGAAAGGCGAGGGTCGGGAAGGATATTGCTGAAGACTTGGGGTGGTTGTGATGGCGGTCAAGACGGACACGACCGGCAACCACGTCGGCCCCGACCTCACCAAATACGATTGGGAGTATTGCCCCATCGACGCGGGACACTCCGGCTACGACTTCCGACTCTACAACGACAAGAAGGAGGTCTGCGTCGAAGTGTACCCGGAAGGCGACGACCCGGAGAACGGCTACAACATAGTCGTTCGAGAGGTGGAGTTCCTCGATAACGGAGACACCGTGGACGGATACCCGGTGTTCAACCTTCACGCCGAATCCGGCTGGTTCATGGAAATGATGTGCGCTCTCGCAACAGCAATCTCGTGGGTGGAGGAGCGAAATGAGTGAGCTGGTCGCCGGGTTGATGGTGTTCGGAGCTATCACCGTTGGGGCGCTCGTCCTACTTCCCGTGTTCATGCTTCAAAAGATGGTATCAGAAGAACGGAACGGTGGTCGTCGGGAGAAGATGAAAGAAGTCGCAGAACGCCAGCGGTTGCGAGGTCGCACTAAGCGTAGGCCGAAGAACTAACAGCGGAACTTACTCTCCCTCGATGAGTTAAAATCGAGCATTGATTCACTAAATGACTGCGTTCAGCGTTAAGACGTTCAGTATCGACAGAGAACAAGAAACCAAGGTTCGTAACTATCGGAAATGCGTTGCGAACGTCCTGTCTTCTACCGACCGCGTAATCTTGCATTTCGGGAAAGTGGTGGCATTAGGAAATTATGTTACAGAACACGGACGACGACAGTTGTAGTGGTATAGGGCGAGAATCAGAGTTAGGCAACCCAAGGAGCATCGTGATTCGTCAGAAGAAGGTTGACAGAATTGGCGGCGCTCACGAACGGTTGTTCCACCAGCGAAGGAACTCGAATGTGAACTTCTCGGCGTCGGAGACGGTTGGCTTGAAGAAGAAATCCACGTTGTAGTAGCCGGGCCACTTCTCCACAGTCCCGATAATCGAGTTCGGATTCACCTTGCGATAGTAATTCCCCTGAGTAAAATCGAGCCACGGAGCTTCAACGACGACCGGCATCGGAGCATCCCAATCATCCGCTCGTCCCAACTCCCTCTCGAATCGGTCGCGTTCGTGAGTGATAGAGTTGAGGAAGTCGCCCTTCGCCTTCCGCTCCACGGCGAAGGGAGGAACATACGTACCGTGCTTCCCGTAGTAGCCCGGTTGCTCTACGGCGTAGTCTCCGGTTCGTAGCTTCTGTTCCTTCACCTTCACGGGGTAATCCTCGAACCAGTACCCGTGGCCCTCGTGTTCTCGGGTATCCCGAAGAATCGTAAACTCGCTCATTCCGACCTCCGGTGGTCGATGGTGAGAATGATGCTGAGTTGCTGGTTCTCCGTGAAGCCGAGGTTGTCCGAGATGTTCTCGAACAGCTCGCAGGTGTCGTTGGCGGTCGGCCAGTAACGAGTCCCATCGTGAACGTCGTCGTTAGCCACGACAGCACAGACACCAAAAGCAACGAGACAAGCTGGCTTGCCGAGGTTTTGTAGGTCGAGTTTGTCATAGATTCGTCGCGCCTTCTGCTTCTGGAACCGAGTCAATTCGAGCTGGCCGGAAAGGGAATCGAGGATAGCGAGGTTGTCCTGTCGGTGGGTGACTCGCTTGTTTTCTTCGCGGCGGTCGTGCCACGTTCCCCGATTGTAGAGCATCAGCCGCCGGAACTTGTCCGGTGTGCTGTTCCGCTCGTTCGGGTCGAAGTAAGTCGCGTTCTCGGTATCGGGAGTTAGTGCTTCAGGTGGTTGCTTCTCGGTTAGAGTTTCCATAGAATATCATCTCAAGTGAGATTCCCCCGAGAGAGGCCACTAACTGTATAACTACTACTGTATAACTACTAAGTGTAGAACTAAGAGAGATTCACTTCATCGAGTCTCTTTACCTAACAGAGTGTAGTAGAGTGTTAGAGTAGAGTAGGTACTATACTGGTTAGTAACCCGTTCGGAAGAACTCCTCACTCTAATAGACGGGAACTAATGACTTAAAGATGCCGGTTCTAAGTCTTTAAGTTCGTGACCAATGAATGACTTAACACCCACCCGGCCCGTACTGGCCGGGTATGAAAGAGGACGACGTAGCGTACATAGCCGGAGTAGTCGATTCACTCGGTCGGTTCCGAGTGGAAATCAGCGAGGATGATGACTTCAAGACAGGATACAAGATAGAACCATACGTCCAAATCAGTCGTAGCGACCCACAGACTGCCGTTTTCGGGCTGTTCGAGGAATACTGTTCCGAGCAGGGAGTCCGATGGGAAATCAAAGATAGCGGAACGACGATGCTGTTCAAAATCTCTGATGCTGAGTCAATTGAGCGGTTCTACGGGCCGCTGGCCCCGTACTTGATTCAGCAGAGCGAGTTGGCTTCCATCTTCATGGGAGAAATCCTCCCGGCGTATGAGGAAAAGGAGTACCTGACGAAGCGGGGCTTCTACGAGATGGTAGAGCTGACGAACGAACTGTACCGTAACGACCCGTCGATAAACAAGTGGAAGTACGAACCCGAGTTCTTCTCGGAGAAGTGGCGAGACGAGATTGAGACTTAGAGTAGCATCTCGCGGGCTTTGTTGGCCGCCGTAAGGTGGTCGTTGGATTCAGCCCACTCGATGTAGGCAATCACATCAGCTCGTGGCACGGAGCCTTCTCTCCGGTCTTCCGTGGACGGCATCAGGTCGGGGTCGCCTTCCTCGATAACCTCTACGACGTTCCGGTTCTCATCGACGTGAGCAACCGGACAGTCGCCTTTGTCAACGAGGTCGGTAGCATCTTCCGGGTGATTCTCCTTCCCGGCAATTTGACCGAGATGAATCATCACTCCCTGATACCCGCTGAACGGGCGTCGGCAGAAGGGACAGAGGCGGGCTACGTCTTCGCCTTTGCGTTCAGAGGGGTAATCCATTTCAACTTCTTGCGTGCCAACTACTTCCAAGTCACTAAAGTCCAAGTGTTCTGGAACATCTCCGTTCGGGCCGTGACCGTTCCCGCTTGACTGACGGACGTGAAGGTGCATCCCTCGGGATAGACCTTCGTGATTACAGCCCTCCACAGGGCACTTGACGACTTTCTCGTTGTTCTTGTGTTTCGTCTTCGCCATGAGTGTAAAGATGAAGTCCCGCTATTAAGTCTTTGCTATCGCTTGGCTCGGAGGTAAAGACTCAAAGCAGTATCTTTAAGTCCTTGGCTCGCGTCTATTAGAGTGAGGAGGTCGCGGTGGCCTCCCGACTCGTTTGCTTGGCTGAATCCTGTCATAGTTTGTCATTGGTGTCCAGCCACCGCTCTGCGGTGGCATTTGGGGACGTAGCTCAGCTCGGACAGAGCGTTCGGCTTCTAACCGAAAGTGCGTGGGTTCAAATCCCATCGTCTCCGTGCGGTGTATCGGCTTTCAAACAGACCAGAGAGAAATCTACGAAATGGAACTAACTACATTCAAACTGAAGGCTATCGCAGTCGGTATGGCTTTCCTCATTCTCACCACCGGAGCGGTTGGTGCGATGGCTTGGGAGCCTGTGGACGAAGGAAACGTCGCGGTTGTCACCGAGTGGGGTGACGCAACTGGTGAGGTTCTTCAGCCCGGTGCGAACTGGATTACGCCGGTCAAACACGACACGGTGACGCTCTCCACCCGACAGCAGGCGTACACGATGACCTCGAACCCCGGAGAGGGTGCGAAGGACTTTGCTGACCCTATCGTGGTGAAAACCGCTGATGGTGTTGAGACAACGTTCGACGTGACCGTTCGCTACCAGCTCCCGAACGACCCGGAGCAGGTGACTGAGTTCTACACGGACTACAAGACGCTGGACAACGCCGAACAGCGGATGATTCGGACGACCCTCTCGAAGCAGATGCTCATTACGACGGGTAGCATGAAGACGAGCGAGGTCTACACGTCCTCCGGTCAGACTCAGATTACGATGGACGCGCGAGAGAGACTGGAGGAGAAGTTCTCGAACACCGGCCTCGTTCTGGATTCCGTCCAGATTACGAAGGTCAACTTCCCTGAGTCCTACGAGCGTTCCATCACGGAGAAGGAGGTAGCCCAACAGCGTGAACTGAAGGCTGAGGCAGAGGTCGAAGTGGCGAAGCAGGAAGCACGCGCTCAGATTGAACGCGCTCAGGGTGAAGCCGAGGCGAACCGAATCGTTGCTGAGTCCGTTCGCAACAACCCGGAACTCATCCAGATTCGCTACATCGAGGCGATTCAGGACTCGGAAGGTAAGACCATCTACCTCCCGAGCGACGAAACTCCGACTCTCGTGAAAGAGACGAACGAGGACGAATAGGATGTTCAAAGTCGTCTTCTTGATTCTTCTGTGGCTGTTCCTCGTGACCGTAGTTACGGTGGTCGCGTTCGGCTACTTCCGGCGACAAGCTGAACTGGAACACGAGGAGACGATGTACGAGCTAAAGAACGAGTAGCACGCTCGTTCTCCCTTTTGCGACCAATGGCGGCCCTATGACCATGCCCCTCGACGGGCGTGGGTAGGGTCAAGGCGCGGTTCGATTCCCGCCGGTCGCTTCCCCTCCGTCATAGGGGATTGGTACTACGCTACCTTGAGCCGCGCCAGCGGCGGTTATCCGCTGGAACCAGAGAGAAACAATGTTTGGATTCATCCGAAACCTACTGTTCCGACGAAGTAACGACGACAACCTCGACTACCTCGACCTCGGCGGGGCCGAAGCTGTCTTCAACGCAATCACCGAGCGCACCGACTCCGGGTTCGAGGTACAAATCGAGCTTGGTGAGCCGAGACTCATCGACCGGGGCGAGCTGACCGAAGACCTGTACGTGGTTATCCCGACGTACACGGCGAACGGCCCCGACCCGGCTGACTTGGAGTTCGACCTCCCTGATGGTATCGAGGACGCGAGTGCTGAGTTCTTCGACCTGCTCGATGCGTTTGGTATCGAAAAGGTGGCCGACGTGTTCGAGCTTTCGGGGATGAGCGTTCCCGGTGAGCGAGTTAACGGCACGGTCGTTCCCAAGTTCGACCAGCTCGCGGAGGAATAGATGGACGACGACGATACCCCTTCGGGTGGCGTCGGAGCTGTCTCTTTCAACGAACCGTCCGGCCCGGAAGTACCGCTCGCTCCTACTGCGGAGCCGAACCACGTCGTGAACCCTATCAACACTCCAGCATGACCGCCTACACTCAGACCTCCGGCGACCTCGAAGCGACTCTCGAACCCTTCGGCAACGGCGACGAGGTGGACATCATCTCTCTCGAATACCCCGTCTCGTGGAACGACTCTACTCTGCTGGATTCTCTCACTTCTCTCGCTGACGACGTTCGTGCGGATGGCCTCTCTATCAAGAATCTCTCTACGTGGGTCAACCGCTTCGACAAGTAATGTCTGCTACTTCTATCTCTCCCGGTTGTGGTTCTCCACTTGCTACTAACTTCATCGAGCGGGGTATCCCTCCCGATGAACTCTAAGACTCAAACAGGTATCTTTAAGTCTTGTACCCACATCTAATAGAGTGAGGACAAGCACAAGTCCCCTCTTTCTCTTGCCGAGGTAGCTCAGTTGGTAGAGCGCCTGACTGTTAATCAGGTAGTCGCAGGTTCGAGTCCTGCCCTCGGCGCTTTTCTACGGCGAAAACACCTATGCCGTAGTTGGCTCCGAAACGAGTGACAAACAGAACCAGAGAAACCTACTTCAACAAATGAGCCTTTTCGACACCGACTACAACAGCGGCGGCAACACCAACAACAGCGGCGCGAGCGGCGACTTCGAGGAGCGCATCTCCCTGAAGATGAACAACTACGCCTTCATCTCGTTCAAGATTGGGCGTCTCGGTGAATACACCGGGTCGTCCTACGGTCAGTCCCTCATCGTGGACGCCGACGACGTGGAGGTTATCGACGGCATCGTGATGGAGCGGTCGCCCGGTGACGAGTCCGACGACACCATCAAGGTGTTCGGTTGGGATACGTGGTTCGCCACCGACGACAACGGCGCTCCGACCGAGGACGTGGGGGTTGACGAAGTTCCCTCCCGTCACAACGAGCAGTTCGGTAGCAACAACTTCACGTACAAGCTTCAGGAGGCTGTGCGTGAGGGCGACGACCCGGTGAGCCTCGGCAACTGTACGCTGTGGCTCTCGAACGGGACGAAGAACCGCACGTTCGCCAAGGTCATCACGCCCGCCGGTCACGACGTGGTGGACGACAAGGACGACAACTACAACTGGCTGAACGAGGACGCTCTCGAACTCCGCGACGACCTCGAAGGCCGCCGTGTCATCCTCTCCTACTACAAGGACGGCTTCCTGCCGGACGACGCGGAGAGCGAAGACGACTACGTGGAATACACCGACGCGAAGGTTCTCGACGCCGAGACGTTCGCCGGTATCACCATCGCCAACTCGGGCGGCGACGGCGACGAGTCCGACGAGTCCTCCGGTAGCTCCGGTGGTTCGCTCGGTGGCGGCGACGACGCCGACGAGGAGCTTCCCGAGGGCGTTCCGCAGGCCGCCGACCAGATTATCGACTTCATGGCGAACACGGGTGAGACGAACCCGGAGAACGTCGAACAGCTCGTCGCTGGTGAAGTCGGTGACGCCGAGTACGACCTCGATGCGGTGATTAGCGAAATCGAAGCGCGGATGTAAAGACTCGGACGAACGCCTTTAATTCTTAAAAATGGACAAGGACGACGCCAAGCAATACGTTACAGAGGTACAGGTCGGTTCGGATAAGAAGAAACAGCTCGGTCAGTACGAGCCAGCGACGGCCCACACGTTCCTCACCGCTGAGATTCCCCACGACGAGAACGGCGACCCTGTTGACGACCCGGAGGAAGTCATCGAGGCGCTGGAAGAACTTGCGTGGGAGTCCACCGAGAGGAGCATCATGGAGCGGTGGGAGAAGCACGTTCGCAAGTCGGACGAGTAGGCTCTGTTCTCCCGCTCGATGAAGTAGCATAGTTTCGAGCATAGGCCATGAAATAGGTTCCTGAAATTTCGCTCGCAATGAACATACCCGTTCTCAACCAGATGGAAGATACCTACATTCCGAACCTGTACGACCTGACGCTGATGAAAGAGGACTTCGGGCTGATGGGGGAAGAAGACACCCTCCAGACCGTGTTCCTCTCGTGGTTCAACGGAGGGTTCGTCGCTATGACCGGCCTCTCACGAGGTGGCAAGGACATGGTGGTGGATGCGGCTGACTACTGTACGATGGGGGACTTCGTGTTCAAGGTTCCCGATTCGACCAGTAAGACCGACCTCTACATGAAAGAAGACCAGATGAACTCGGCTCGTGTCCACCGTTACCCGGACATTGCGACTCTCCAAGACAAACAGCACTTGGAGGAAATTATGAAGCGCCACGGAGAGGGCAAGTCGGCTACCCACTCCCGCGCTCTCGGTACGAGCGGTCAAACTGAGTCGTTCGAGCTGAAGCCCCCGGACGCTTTCGTGCTGTTCGTGGCTTCGGACAACGAGCAGGTAGACCTCAACGACTACCCCGAACTTCGGAACCGCGCTCTCGTCGTGAGTATCGACGCTTCCGAGGAGCTGACCAAAGAGGTCAACGAGCGGCAGGCCCGGCAGGAAGCTGGACTCGTCGAGTATAACTTCACCGAGGAGGAGCGCGACGAGATTCGCCGGTACGTCTCCGGCATTCCGGTCAAGATGTTCGCTTCCGACGACGGCCCGAACGGGGGAACGCTGAACCCGGTGTCGGTTGCGCTGAACAACCAGAACCCGCTCCCTCAGCACTTCACGGAGGCTCGGCAGGACTTCCCGCGCCTTCTGGACTTCTGCCGGTCGGTGGCGCTGTTCCACTACAAAGACCGAATGACGCCCGCGCTCCCCGACCGGACGGAGACGGCGACTCTCCTGATTACTCCGGCTGACGTTTGGTACGCAATGCGTATCTTCGGTGAGCAGATGATTCTCTCGGCGCTGAACCTTCGGGAAATCGACTTCGAGATGCTGTCGATGCTTCGAGACACCAATGACGGCTACTCGAAGGCGGAGATTCAGATGGAGATGCGCGACCGGGGCTTCAACATCACGAACCGCGACGTTCACTCCGCGCTGAACAATATGCTCACGAAGGGCTACGTTCGGAAAGACCAGAGCGAGAATCCCGTGATGTGGAAGGCGTCCGAGTTCGCGGCTCAGGCGAAGCGTGACGTGACTCTCGATTGGGCAGAGATGGTCGAAGACACGAAGGAAACCGCTCGGAAGGCCCTGCCGGAAGGCGTGGCGGAGGAATACATCGAGCGGTTCTGCGAGGGCGATGGCCTGTTCGTGACGCACCCCTTCACCGGGGAGAAGCTGAACATCACCAAGCAGAACATCCTCGAAGATAAGGTCGAAGAAGCGACCGAAGCAGAGGAAGACGTGTTCTCCCAAGACCTCTACGGCGGGGGTTCCAACGACGCCGACGACGCCGATGAGTCCGACGCTGAGCAAGCCTTCGCTGGCGGAACGCTCGGATGAACGGACGCTGGACGTGCCGGTGCTGTGAAACCAGCACGGGTGGCGTCTCTGAATACTGTCCCTCCTGTCAGAGCGAGGGATGTACGAGCTTCACCGCGAGGTGCGAAGAATGACCACTCACACAAATGGGAAATCACGAGAAGCTTCTATGGCAAGCGAGCAAGGTCTGGTGTCCCGACGTGGGGCCGGACGCTCCACGGAGGGCGAGTACCCGGTTTAGGATACAAGAGCCGGTGAACAATCGAGTAGAACTGGTAAGCAATCTTCTGGAAGCAGGCAACGCCGGGAAGGACGGGTTCGTATCCACCTACTCCTTCCCTCGGGGCCACACCGACGACGGGGACAACATCCCGAAGATAGACACTATCTTCATCGACTTCGACGTTCCCGCCGACTCCGAGTACCGCGAACGGAACCGAACCCTCGATGCGTGGAAACGCTCGATGAGTGACCTTCTCATTCGCGTTCAGCTCGTCGCTGAGGCAATCATCGCCGGAGGAAAACAAGAACATTGGCGGGCCTCCCTGTCCGGTCACAAAGGAATCCACCTGTTCTTCGACTTCGAGCCGGTGGATGTAGCCAACGGGTCGTACACGCAGTTCAAGCGTGGACTCGAAAAGTACGGCGACCAGATGATAGAGCAACTGGACGAAATCGCAGGCGGAATCAACATCGACCCGTGGGTTGACGTTGACAGCTCCGACCTCGCACGACTCGTCCGGCATCCGAACACGCCCCACCCCGGAGCTGAACACCGGGAGGAAACGAGCTGGTGTGTTCCGGTGAGCATCGAGGAGCTGGTGAACTTGTCACCAGACGACTACCTCAAATTGACCAGCGGCCCTCGGCCCGTTCCATACACGGAGCGGTCGCCCTCGGCGGCAGGTCGTCGGGAGGTCGCCCTCGAAGTACGGAACGCCAGCGGTGGCGAATATCATAGCGAGCGCCGTGGTTCGGTGAAAGACCCGAAGGCGGTGAAACGCTACGAGGAGGAATCGAACGACCGAATCAAGGTAAGCGACATTCCGCTTCTCGTTGCGAACAAGCCCTGTATCATGGAGTTTGTCAAGCGCAACGACTCCTACGGGTACGGTTCCGAGAGTCGCATTATGGAAATCAATGTGATGAAGGAGCTAATCCAGAAGAAGGTTCCAATCGACGTGATTGTAAACTTCTTCCGCCCTATCGAGGGATTCAGCGAGGGAACTACGCGCTCTCTGGTTGAAGACCTAATCTCCCGCTACGAAGGCCCGTTCGTCTGTCAGAACGTATGGGACGCTGGCGGCGAGTTCTGCGTCGGAATGAACGACCACTCGGACGAATCCTGCCGAATCTACGAAAACGAATACGTACCTACATGAACTACGAACAGAACCTCACCCCGACCGAACTGGAAATCATCGACTACCTCCCCGCGACCTACGCCGCTCTCTCTGAGGAGTTCGGATTCTCCGAGTCTACGGCCCGTGACCACATCAGCAGTATCGAGCGCAAGGGCGCTCCCCTTGCGAAAAGACGCATCGACGGGGGCAAGGTCGAAGCGTATATGCGGGACGTGGAGAAGGAACACCCCACCAACCAGAACCGCACCCGCGACTACGGTTCCAACAAGAAGGCGACAAAGACGAAGCGGCTGAACAAGGCCGCCGGGTCGCTCTCGCGCCGTCTCGATAAGGTGCTGAACAACACGGAACCCGCCGTGAGCGCCGTCCCGCTCTCCGAGGGTGGCGAGGAAGACGTGGTGATTCACGTTACGGACGACCACATTGGCGACGTTCTCGAAGACGAGTTCGGGAACGAGGTCTTCAACACCGAAATCGCTCTGGAGCGGATTCGCTACCGGACGCAGAAGACGCTCGAACTGATTGAGCGCCAGCGGAAGGCCGGGTGGGACTTCCACACGGTTCACTACGTGATGGGCGGCGACATTATCACCGGCTCCGGTATCTACCTCGGCCAAGCGTGGGAGATGGAGCTGAACCTCAACGAGCAAATCGACATTGCTACGCAGGTTCACTTCGAGCAGATTCGGACTCTCGCGGAGAACTTCGACGCCGTTCAGGTCGTGTGTCAGACCGGCAACCACGGCGAGATTCGGATTAACGGTTCAAGCCAGCAAGCCAACGGTGACGACATTGTGTACCGGATGCTCGATGCGGTTGTCCGGGCGTCGGAGTACGACAATATCACCTTCATCCGCAACGACCGGACGGGGTTCACGAACTTCGAGATTCGGGGACACAAGGCCCACATCCGGCACGGTCAGAACGCGGCGGAACACATCGGAACGGCGGCGGCGAAGCGAGACTGGAGAGGATGGCTTCTCCAGCACGACTTCGAGATTGCCTACGCGGGCCACTACCACACGCAGGGCGTTGACCGCGTGATGAACGTCCCGGTGATTCGCTCCGGTTCCATCAAGCCGCCGGGTGACTTCGAGGAATCTATCTCCGAGTGGTCGATGCCCGGCGCGACTATCCACGGAGTCTCTGACAGTCTCCCGCTGACGTGGCTCTACGACGTTCAGTATCAGCCGTAAAGACTCATCAAGTTAGTTCCGACTCTTATCTCAAGAGTTATGTACCGAGCTTCGACTCTTTAGCAGTACGCAAACAGCAGGACACCAAATGGACAACAAAGACGAGTTCTTCGGCACACCGAGAGCAGACACGACGACCATCGAGAGCGGAGAGGGAATCCACGACTACTGGGCGCTTCATAAATTCGCCCTCGAAACCGAGTACGACTGGATGCCGACCCACCTCCGCTGTTACCACCCCGGACGAATGATTGACGGGGAGCTGATGGAGGGCTACTACGACGAGTTCATTCCCATCGCTCACGACTCCCCGAGAGGCAAAGTCCTCAAGAAGAAGGTCAAAGAGGAAACCATCGTCTGCCCGGACTGCGAAGAAGCCGCTCGAAAGATAGAAACTGGAGAGCCTGTGTGCCCGGAGTGCGGTCTTATCTGCGACGAAGGGCGACCGACTTACGAAATCGTGAACGACCCGAAAGCGGCGGGTCGCGTTGCCGCTGAATCTGGAGGAATCTAATATGGAAATGACAGACCCTACTGAGAAGACCGAGGAGCTGAAACGCCTGATGAACGAGACGACCGTGGAAATCGGAGGGGAAGACGAACGCCTCTCCGACCTCGTGGGCGACATTAAGAAGGCTCACCAAGAGCTTGACGCCTACAAGTCGGGGGCACTCAAGCTGAGTAACGCCCTCGATGAGCGGATTCTCATGGCGAAGGGCGACGAGGACGAACAGCTCATCGAGATTCTGGAAGGACTCAAGGACTCTGCTTTCGGCGTCTACCTGAGACTTCAGCGCGGCGACCTCGAACTGCTCGGAGAACGCGACGGCAAGCACTCCGGGTACTTCGCACCGGATGACGAGTAAACGCGCCCTCCACCACCAATGATGAGTTTCGGAACAGACGGAATTAGCCACAACATCCATCTCGCTCAGGTTGACGACGACGGCAACCTCACGAACTTCCGAGAGTACGAGAACGTAGTCGATGTGATGAACCTCCCTGATGGGACGGTGAAGTTCTACTACGAGAACGGACTCAAGCAGATTCAGGGCGGTCGAATCGTCCGGTCGCAAGTTCGCGGTATCGAGGACGCCTTTCGTTACCGCTGTTCGGAGTGCGGTGACTTCGAGACGGACGTAATCAGCCAGCGAGACAGGGGTGAGCAGACCGAGATGGTGTGTCCGGTTTGCGAAGAAGTGACCGACCACGACCGGATGGACGTGGACGAAATCAAATTCGACCGAGTACGACATGGACGAAGTGAATAACGGGAGACTGCTCGAAGAAGCACAAGAAATCATCGAGGGGCGTGCTGAAACCCACGGTGCGCCGGAGGACTCGTTTCAACGAATCGCTCACTACTGGAACGCTTACTTCCTGAACACGGGCTGTCCCGACCCGAACATCCGGCCCGCTGACGTGGCTGAGATGATGGCGTTGTTCAAACTGGCCCGAGCGCAGGGAGGCGATTATAATGAGGACGACTACCGTGACCGACTCGGCTACGTCAACCTCGCAAGCAACTTGCGATGATGAAAGAAGACCAAGACCTACACGACGAGATAGACGCGCTCGCAATCGAAATCGAGCGGTCGATACAGAAAGCCAAGGAAACGAATGAACGATTCGAGGGGGTGTTCGACCCGAAGTACCGGGCGATGAAGACACAATCGGAGGCGTTGTTCTCGTGAGCGTCGGACTCCCTCAGGAAACGAAGGACGTTTTGATGGATATTCTCCAGCGAGCGGCGTCTCAGGACAGGGCGGTAATCGAGTTCCAGAAGACGGACGGAGAGCTTCACGCGATGGACATTACCGACCACGTAGAGGCGCTGGAAGATGAGTAAGGCGCTCACCGACGACGGAGAAGAAATCGACCTTACCGTTCCCGACGAACACGTTGAGAACGGCCTCGAACACGTCTCGAAATCACGAGTCAAGACGTACCTCCAATGTCCCCGGAAGTTCTACTACTCCTACTGGTGTGGAAACCGGACGCCCAGCTCCTACCACACCGAGAAGGGTAGTGAGATTCACCGGGCCTACGAGGACTTCCACCTCAACCTCATCGAGTACGTTCAGGAACACGGCGAGCGTCCTGAGTGGTACGCCGACGTGATGGGGCCGTGGGAGGACTACGCGCAATGGCTTCACCCACACATCGAGAACTTCTGGAAGTTCGAGGACAAGCGGTGGGAGCTGGCCTGCGACTACGCCGCCGCGAAGTTCCGCGCTCTGGACGACCCCCGTGACGGGAAGACCGTGATGGAGTACGCCCTCGATGCGTGGCTCCCCATCGGGGTTGAAGTCGAAGGTCGGCTCGAAGGCGACGACATTCCCATCGGAAACATCCCGTGGATGGGATACGCCGACGCCCTGCTTCACGCCGCAACGGTTCCCGGCATCGAGGCGGATGAAGGCGTGGTGATTCTCGACTACAAGACCGGGAAGGTTCAAGACCCAAAGTACCGCCACAAGGGAATCTACCTTGAGGGTGAGTTCTACGGCTGGCTGTTCGAGAACGACCTCGATTACGAAATCGCCGGGGTCGCCGGGTACTACCCGCAAGAGGATGAGCTGGTCGTCAGCCCCTACCCGGACGAAGACCGCCGACACATCATCCGCAAGGCCGTCCTCGGGATGCAGATGAAGCCCGAGGTGGAGAACTACGACATAGACACCGGCCCGCTCTGTCACTACGGTCACGGCAAGTGCTTCTTCTACGACCAATGCCCGTCGTCGTGGGGGAAGAAGGGCGGAGAGGGCTACCACGGATTCGCGGAGCCTGATGGCTCTACGAAGCCGAAAGACGAGATAACGCAACACAAGCGCGACAAGAACTGGTATCCCTACTAATGGACTTCAATCTACCTCACAACTGCGAGAAATGTAACAAGGAGTTCAACTACCTGAACCCCGAGTCGAACGAGGATTACTACGTAGTCCAGAAAAGAAGCGCCCGCTACCGTGGGGCGACCGCCTCGGTCGTCTACTGTACCGGATGCGCTCCGTTCGGCAACACGAAAATCCCCGCTCAGCTCGGCCTCGATGAGTGACGGGGAAGTGTTCCTGCGACTCTGCCTAATCCCGCTCGGCGTTCTCGTCCTGAGCTACGGACTTGGAGCGATATACGACTACCTGCGATACGAAATCAAAAACCGAAAATGACCGAAGGAAACCTCAGCTTCGTCCTACACAACGAATCGTTCGATGACCTCGCTACTATCCTGACCGAGTACGCTCAGATGAAGCGCGTGGTGAGACAGCACGGGGAGGCGGAGAACGCGGAGACGATTCGCAACACCCTGTACGCACAGCACGCTCACAGTCTGAAGTAGCCGACCTTACCTAATGAGTCTCACCGAGTACGCACCGACCAGCGACAGCACCAGCTCACGAAACGATGTTGATGTTATAGTCACGTCCTGCGGCGGCGAGGATATGCCCCGAGCGGCCTACCGTGGTGGCTCGCTCGTGGGGATGGAAAGTACGAAAGCCCGACCACCGAGGGAGATTCCGGTGGAGTTCGTCGATTGGCCGTTCTTACAGGACGACCTTTCGTTCGAGAAGAAATGGGAAACCCACCTCGATGTGGTGAAACGAGAGGAACCGAAATATGCTGTTGCGCCTGATATTGGGGACGAGTCTGACCTCACTTCTATTCTCGCTAAGGCTGACCGTCTCCGTCGCCACGCAGAAGTTGTTATCGTGGTTCCGAAGGGCGTCAAACCCGACCGTGTACCCTCTCGGTTCCGCGTCGGACTCCCCGCTCAAGACCGCTTTGGTGGTGTACCGTGGCCGGTATGGGAGTACCGTAACTGCCGAAGCGTTCACATCCTCGGTGGTAGCCCGCACCGACAGTTCGAGCTGTCCCACTACGTTAAGGTTCACTCCGTGGATACCGCCTCTCCCCTGAAAGCGGCCCAATTCGGAGACGTGTGGCAGGGAGACAAGTGGGGAGAGGACGGCTACAACTACTATGACCGCATCGAGCGGTCGATGGAGAACGTCCTGAAATCTTGGAACAAAGAAGACCGCGTTGACTCTGCGTTCCTGAACCGGCGACGGCGGGAGGTCGAACACCCACAAGCACCGTCACTTCTTGAACCCGAGCGAAAGGCCCGTCCTCCCTCTCGGGAGGAAATGTGTATCGGGCCGAACGAGGAACACCCGTTCCCCGGTCGGGAGTATTTCTACCGCGACGACACGCTCAGCTACGCTGAGTGGAAAGACGAGTATCGGGGAGAGTCCCCGGCGTATCTCTAATTCTCTAATTCTCTGTTTCGGTCGAAACACCGTCAGCATCCGCTGGCGGTGCGGCACGAATCCAGAGATATGACCAATTGTAGAAAATGCGAGAAGCGAGAGCCGATTCCCGGCAAGTCGCTCTGTCCTCTCTGTTTCGAGGTGGCAAAGACAGCGACAATGAAGGAGAAACATCGAGATAATGAGTAGCACACTACACGACTACGCCGAAACACCAGCACCGAACGTTCAGCTCGTCGCACCGATACTGAAATCCGATGTTCTAATCGGTCACTTCGGGGAGGATAGCCACCGGGGTCGCGTTGCTACCTTCCCCCGGAACCGACACGGGAAGGGAGACGCCGACCAGCACTACTTCCGAAAGTACGCGGGCTACGCAATCTCCGAGGATATTCTCTCCCGAGTCAAGGGGATGGGAGTCAAGACCGTGTTCATCATCGAGCGGGACGACTCCCGAGTAATCGAGTACGACACGGCGGCTTTCCTGAACGGAGATATGGTCGCCTACGACCCCGAAGCGAACACCATCATCGAGGGGGAGAGCCGGATTCAGCGTAATCGCTCTGGATTCGAGGACGTACAGCGAGTCGCACCAGAGAACACGGCGAACACGTCGTGGTCGCGGTCTGAGGTTTCAATTACCAAGTCACGATGAACCAGAATCAGAGTCACCAGCAAGCCGCACCGTGTGGATGTGAAAGCCCCCGAATCGCCCCGCAGGGCGGATGCCGCACCTGCCTGAACTGTGGATGGAGCGCCTGTCTCGTTTGAAATGAAGGAAATCTACATCACTAACACCGAACTGGTCTACGAGGATTACACCCCGAAAGTCAAGCTGTTCGGGCGAACCGAAGCAGGGAAGCCGGACTCCGTTACGGTAGAGAACTTCCCCGCCTACTTCTACGTCCCCGCCGAGGAACGTGGGAAGGTTGACCCGTTCGACAACGACTACCTCGAAGGGTACGCCGACACCGACAAGACCGGCCTCGTTGACGGCGACGAGCTGGTGAAGGTTATCGTCAACAACCCGAAGAAGATGGGAGAGGTCGCGTCGTTCTTCTCGAAGTCGTGGGAAGCCGACGTGGACTACACCGACCGGCTCCGTATCGACCTCGGTATCAAGACAGGCGTTCGAGTCCCATCGAGTCGGGTCACTCCCGATGAGATTGAGCCGGTGGAAATGGACGCACCGCCGCGTGTTCTGACGTTCGACATAGAGACGGACGACCGGGGCGAAGGGTTCCCCGATTACGGACAGGCGCGTATCCTCTCCATCGTCGCTCACGACAACTACACCGACGAGTACGTTGGGTTCATCGACCTCGACGGTCACGGACTTGGCGACCGCTTCCCCGACACCAACCTCGATGAAGTGAGCCACCCGGAAGACCTCGGCCTCGAACACCTCAGCCAGCTCAAGTTCGAGCCGGACGAGCGGAAGATGCTCACCGAGTTCGCCAAGTACGTTCAGGAAATCGACGCCGACCTCGTGGTTGGGTGGAACAGCAACGGGTTCGATACCCCGTTCGTTATCGAGCGGATGAAAGAACGCGGTGTCAACGCTGACCGCCTCTCCCGCACCGGGAACGCTTACACCGGGTACGGCGGCCCGACGATTCAGGGACGCACCTGCTACGACCTGATGGACGCTTGGAAGGACACCAAGTTCACGAAGGTCAGCGGGGCGCTCGATAACGCCGCTCAGATGGAACTGGAAGACGCGAAGATTGAACACACAGACAAGGGATTCTACGAGCTATACTCGGAGAACACCCGGAAGTTCCTCAACTACAACACGAAGGACGTTTTCCTCACGGTCGGAATCAACGAAGCCGCGAACGTCCTCGCGTTCAAGAAGGCGCTTCGGGACACAATCGGTCTGGACTTCGAGCAGACCACGGCGAACAACGAGTTCATCGAGATGATGATTCGCCGGAAACTACACACGGAGGGCTACGCCGGGCCAACGGCCACCGAACCCGAGGATACTGGTAGTTACGACGGAGCGTTCGTGTTCGACGCCTTCAACGGCCTCAAGCAGAACATCGTCGGAATCGACCTCGCTTCGCTGTACCCGAACACGCTCTGGATGCTGAACGCCAGCCCGGAGACGAAGGTTGACCCGCTCTACGTGGAGGAACACGACGACGGCCTCTACGCTGTCCTCGAAGAAGGAGGCGACCTCGTTCCCGTGGCGAAGGCGGCCAATGACGTTTACTTCCGACTCGATTACGACGGCGTGTTCCGCGAACTGGTGGACGAAGCACTCCGCCTCAAGGAACACGCTGGCGAGATGAAGAAGGACGACTCGCTGAGCGCCGATGAGAAGGCGAAGTGGGCCGAGGAGTATAGTGTCAGGAAGACGATAGTTAACAGCATCTACGGCGTTCTTGGGTGGGTTCGGTTCTTCCTCTACGACGCCGATATTGCCGCCGCTGTCACCCTTACAGGGCAGGCGGTAATCAAGCGAACGGCAAAGTACGTCAACGAGGAAAGTATCGCAAATGTGGCATATGGGGATACCGACTCAAATTATATCGAATTTGACAGTTCGATGAATCAGCGAGAGTGCCTCGAAGCCGCCGACGCAATCACGGACACGTTGAACAACGAGGTGTACGTTGACCTCGCCGCCGAGTACGGGATGCCGACCGACCCGTGCCGGTTCGATATTGAAATAGAGATGTACGCCTCTCACTTCTTCATGTCCGGGCAAAAGAAGTTCTACGCCTACGTGAAGGTGTGGGACGAGGGGATGGACTACGACGCTCAGTTGAAGGATGGTAAGGGGAAGCTCTCCATCTCCGGCTACCCCTGTAAGAAGGCGAACACGGCTCAGCTCACCAAGGAGGTTCAGCGGGAGACGCTGGAGACGATTGTTCGCGGTGGCTCTCAAGACGAGATTCGCCGCATCATTCGAGAGGGAGCCGAGCGCATCGACGCCTCTAACCCGGACTTCGACCTCATCGGAATCCCCGGCGGTCTTGGAAAAGAGCTTGAAGACTACTCGTGGTCTGACGGGACGCCGAAGGGCGCTTCGCCCCGAGCCGCGTTCTACGCTAACAAGTTCATCAAGGACTGTAACTTCGGGAAGGGGAACACGGTCAAGCGGGTCTACCTCAAGCACACGACGCTCGGAGAAGACACGCTCGATGTGATTGGATACGAACGGGGGGCGCAGTTGGACGACCTCCGCGACCAGCTCACCGTGGACGTGAAGCGGATGCAAGACACGCTTGTTCGTAATCCGATGGTGGACATCCTCGATGCGGTGGAAATCGACGTTGACGCCGCGATTGAGGGACAGTCACAGACCGGCCTCGCCGCGTTCTGCTAAAGACTTGAATAGAAGTCTTTAAGTCATTAGCCCCCGTCTATTAGAGTGAGGAGCGACTTCTACGCGATTCTAACCAGAGAGACACATCTATGAGACGCTATCAAACCGTTACCGAAGACGAAATCGCATCACTACTTGCTGACGTTCTCAGCGACGTACTACGAGAGGACTGCCGCATCGAGGGGTTTCAGGAAACTCATCACTACCAGCCTGAAATGACCGAAATCGAGTTCTCAGTCTCCTACTACCACGAATGAAAGTCGAACTCAAGACAGAATACAGCACGCAGAACCCCGACGACGTTCCGGTACTGGCCGCTCGGGGCGACTACATGAGCGAATCTCTCGTCGGCAAGACCGTCGAGGACGCACTCGAAGGGACGCCCAAGAGCCACGAGGAACTACTCGGTGAACTACTCCGACGCGGCCACTTCGGGCCGTTTGAACACATCCAAGCGTTCTTCGCTGTTGAAGGACTCTCGCGGTCGGCTATGGCTCAGGTGACGCGACACCGCCACATGAGCTTCGACGTTCAGAGCCAGCGGTACTGCGACTTCTCGGAGAAGGACATAGTGATTCCGCCGGGTGACAAGAAGAACCCCGCCGCCGAGGACGTGGTTCTTGGACAGTACGACGGCCCCGCTCAGGACTTCACCGGGAAGGACGCTCTTGAGGGCCACTTCCTCAACTCGGTGGAGCTGTACGAACGGCTCATCGAGCAGGGGATGGCGAAGGAGGATGCTCGGTTCGTTCTCCCCATCGGCGTGGAAGTTGACCTGACGTTCTCCGCGAACGCTCGAACGCTGATGCACTTCTTCGACCTTCGGAAGAACATGAAGGCCCAATGGGAGGCCCGCGAGTTCGCTACGAAGGTTCTGGATGAGTGTAAGGAGTGGTCGCCGCTCGTCTTCAACGCCTACGAGGAACACCTGAAAGGAAACAGCCTTCGCGCACCATGATTCTGTCACAGCACGATATTCAGCGGTCAATTAGCAACGGCGACCTCGGGGCTGTTCGCGGCGACGGGAAGACGCTCGCCGTCGAACCCGCCTCGATGGATTTGCACCTCGGGTCGGAGCTTCGGATTCCCTCCGCTACCGGAGTGGTCGAAGTGGACGACGCCGACACCTATCCCGGCCACTACGAAAGAACCAGCGAGCTTTCGCTCTCTCCCGGTAAGTTCGCGCTGGCCCACACAGAGGAGAACATCACCGTCCCCGACGACAAGGTGGGTATCCTCCACGGACGTAGCTCGGTCGGGCGACTCGGCCTGTTCATCCACAACGCGGGCTTCATCGACCCCGGTTTCCGTGGGCAAATCACCCTCGAACTGTTCAACGCCGCACCGTACCCGATTCGACTCCGCGACGGGATGCGGATTTGCCAGCTCGCACTTCACGATATGAAGTCGAAGCCGGACGTAGCCTACTCGTCGGAGAACGGGAACAAATACAACGACCAGACCGGGCCGACTCCCTCCCGGCTACACGAGGACTTCGATGAATCGGCTTGAACAAGTCCACGAACTTCTGGAACAGACGAAGTTCGGTGAAGAACCCATCAAGAACGGCGTTGCTGGTGACGTGGGAAAACTCAAACAGTTCGTTCCCGAGGTCGAACCCTCTCGTGATGTTCGGTTGGCCCGTCACCTGAACGCACTCCTTCAGGAGCTTCCCGACGACGCATTTTCCCCGGAGACGTTCCACGAGCTGTACCGGATTCGGAACGAGGTGGAGAAAGAGGCCCGGCGGGATATTCTCGAACGGTGTGAAGTTGACTCGATGGAGTTGGCTAACTTGAAATCCTACGACGCCTACGACCCTATCTCGAAAATCCGGTTCAGTATTTCTGAGTCGGAGTATAAGCAACACTCTGACCCGGTGGAGACTGCGACAGAGTGGCTTGCTCGGGCCGTGGTCGAACCGTGACGAAACCCACCATTCCTGAGGATGCGGAGATTCGAGCGGTAACTGACCACAACGGAAACGTCTGCGGCTACCTATTCGGTCGGCACGAACTTCCGTGGCCTCTCATCGAGATGATTGAGAAGGACGTTCCGACGACCGGCTACCACGGTGTGAACTACCACACAAGACCAATTAACAAATGAACTGGAGAAAGATTCTACTTGCTCTCGCGGTTGTATCGACTCTCGCTCTCGCTGGCTGTGTTGCTGAACAGCCCGAGGAATCACCGATTAAGGCGGATGCTTCTGACGCTACGGAGGTCTACGAGGACAACCAGAAGTCTGTTGACCGATTCATCGACCGGGAGGCTGGCGTCGTGTGCTACGCTTCTGTTGCCTACGACGGCGGTGGCCTCTCCTGCGTTCCCATCAGCGAGACGAACTTCGGGAATAGATGAAGTCAGCGAACACCTACATCTACTCGTTCTACCTCGGGTTCACGATTCAGGTGTTCTTGCTTCTGTTCGTGAAGGTCGCGGTGGTCGCGGTGCTGGCTGTTTCGTTCCTGAATATGTTGGCGACGATGTTCGCCTATCCGTGGTTCTTCGTGTGGCTGATGAAGGGGGAGTGGTCGGTTCCAATTCGGTTTTTGGAGCCACCCCAGTAATCGCCAAAGACTCAAATAGGCATCTTTAAGTCATATAGTACCGTATCGGTACTATACGACGAAACATCCGAATAAGCTCGCGCGAGCGCATAACGCGGGCGAAATATCTATCTTAGATATATACTCTTAGTAGTTTACTACTGTTAGTTACCTACTTTGAGTTTTACCACATCGAGGTTGTTCACTCAACTAAGACAGTACCGTAGTAGAACACTCAGAGTTATACACTCTATCTAAACAGACCTAATGATTGTAGAAGGAGAAAGTACGACAGCAGAGGTACACCTACCAGAAGAAGAAGTGGAAGACGGACTCCGAGAGGAAATACAGGAGATGGTTGACCACGAGGCGTTCCAGAACCCGGTGAAGTTCATGCCGGACTGTCACGGGGGACTCGGCCCCGCGTGTATCGTCGGGTTCTCGATGCCGCTGACCGACCGCGTGATTCCGAAGACGGTCGGGGGCGACATTGGGTGCGGAATGACGGCGGCCCGCCTCGATGGAGTTGACCTCGACTTCGAGGATATAGACACTCTCCGCGACGTGAACAGCGAGGTGCGCGACCGGATTCCGATGGGGACTGGTCGCGTTCACAAAGAACCGCAGGTGGACTTGGAGTGGTCGTTCCCGTGGTGGAAGACCAACGAGAAGCTACTCTACTTCTACGACGCGATGGACTTCGGGTACGAGAGCCGGGATGAGGGGATGTTCAACCCGGATTACTTCAAGAAGATGTGTACCCGTGTCGGGGCGGGGAGACGCTACGCGCTCCGTTCCCTCGGGACTCTCGGCTCAGGTAATCACTTCATCGAGTTGGCTGAGTCCGAACTGACCGGCGAACTGTGGGTAGTCGTTCACTCCGGCTCCCGCAACCTCGGTCAGAAGGTCGCGGCGTACTGGCAGGAGAAGGCGACCGAACACCGTGACGCCGACGTGAAGTGGGGCGAGATGAGCGAACGTCTCAAGCACTACGCGAACCCGGACGGTTCCCCGGATTGGGAGAAAATCAAGCTCTACAACGACGGTGAGGAAATCGGTCGTATCGGAGAGGAAATCAAGTCGTACTCCCCGGACTCGAACCGGAACAACGACCTCGATTACCTCGAAGGCCGCGAAGCCTACGGGTACTACTACGATATGATGCTCGCTCAGACTTACGCGAGCTTCAATCGCCTGCTGATGGTTCAGGAGGTGGCCGAAACCCTCGATGCGTCTATCAGCAAGTTCCTCAACTCCCCGCACAACTACGTGGACTTCGAGGATATGGTGATTCGGAAAGGCTCCACCCGCGCTCAGGACGGAGAGCTGTTCGCTATCCCGATGAACATGGAGGACGGAACCCTGCTCTGTCAGGGGCGCGGGAATCCCGAGTTCAACTACTCGGCTCCCCACGGCGCTGGCCGACTTGGTTCCCGTGGATGGGCGCGGTCGGAGTTCGACGCCGACGCCACCCGAAAGCGAATGTACGACAACGGGACGTACTCCGCTCGCGTTCCGGGTGACGAAGTGCCGGAAGCGTACAAGCCGATGGAGCTTATCGAGGAACACATTACTCCGACTGCCGGGGTCGTTGACCGGCTGAAGCCCGTGATGAACTTCAAGAAGTAGAACCCCGTTTGCCACCCCCGACCCCCCGTGGTCGGGGTTCTTTTTTATTTTGTAGCCGTGGCTTTTTCAGACCCTCAAGTAGAATCTCAGATTATGGCATCTGAGGAACCAGATGGAGTGATGACATTAGAACTGTCCGGTGAACAGGGACTCCACGCCTTCAACCAATTCATCGAGGAGACTGGTTTCAGCGATACCGTTGAAAACATCAAGGTGACAATCGAGGCCGACTCCCCGATTGATTTGACTCAATACATTACCGGAGAAGACATAGAATCGCGGGAGACGGAACCACCCGATACCGTTTCGTTTGAGGAAGGGTCGCGTACTCGGAAAATGGCTGAGTTTCTGTACGAACACAACGGAGAGGATTGGCATACGACGACTCAAATCAAGGATACTCTCACCGACGACTGTGGGATTGACCCCGACGACGTGAGCCAAATTCTGTGGGAACTATCGGAGCGTGACGTAGTTGAGAAGCGCCCCTTCGATGGGGATGGTCGGAAGAAGGAGTACCGCCTGAACGACCTCGGGGTGCGCTCGGTCGAAGCCCTCTGACTACCAGATTTGTTCGACGGCGCTCCCTCGTGTGTCTGAATCAGAATGGAGGTACTTCATCGTCGTCGTCACCGACTTGTGACGGAGCTGTTCTTTCGCGTGGTGAGGCCCGACGTGGTTCGCCCAATACGTTGCGACTCCGTGGCGGATACTGTACCACGACGTGCTTTCCTTCTGGTTTTCGGGTATCGGGACGTTCCCTGACTCGATGATTCGGTCAAGGAGGCCGTTACACGAGTCGGAGTTGTAGGGGCGAGCCTTCTGCGTGAGCCATAGTTCGTCCCGACCGTCGTACTTCTCCATCGTACTCCGCTCGTCCATCCAGCGTTCGAGCGCCTTCGCGGTGCGCTTCTGAATCGCGCAGTTCCAATGGCCCTCGTTCTTCGTGGATTCGTCCTTCGGGATGTTCAGCTCGTTATCTTGGAGGTTCACCCACGACACCTTGGCGCGTCCAACCTCGATGGGTCGAAGACCAGTATCGAGAGTGGTGGCTATCATGGACGGGTACTTCCACGAGTTTGCTTTCTTGAACTCCTCCGCGCCGACTTTTTCCATCGGGACTTGGAGCCGCTGAGAGACGTAGGTTTTCAGCTCCGCACGCTCCTCCGGCGTACACGAGTAGTAGGACTTGACCGACGAGTGCTGAAGCGCGGATTGATACAGCGGCTCGAACGCGGCTCGGCGGAGGTAGTCTCGCTCGTCGCCGTTCGACTGAGAGAGTTCTATGTCGGGTTCCCAATCGTAGTCCTTCCCCTGAACGTGGTTACAGTAGCGGAAGTAGCGGCGAATGTCCTTCGCGTGGTGAAGCACGGTGCTGTCAATCATCGAGTCGCTTTGATTCAACAGCGAGATAAACTTCTCCGCGTGTTCGGGCGTGAACTTGGTGGTGTATTGGCCCTCGTATTTCCATAACCAGCGGAAGACGGTTTCGAGTTTGTAGTGGGTGGACTCCAGCGTGGTGGGGGCCAGCCCTTCGTGTTTGTCGGGGTTCTTCCCGTAGTTGCCGAGCCACGTCAGGACTTCCTCTTTGAAGTCGTGGTAGTCCTGAACCATGTTGAGGCCGAACTGTTCGAGGTCTTCGCGCGAGCGTTTGCTCACGAGTGGGAAGCCAAACTCGATGGGTTCGGGCGCGGGTGGTATATCCTCGGATGCCGCGCTCATTTCTACACTATCGAGGGGGTCGTGGCGGTTCATCGTCCGTTCCCCTCACTCTGTGTTCCCGCGCGTGCGGGGTTACACGTTATAGTGTCCTGACAATACACCAAATCGCAAGACGGCGCGGTGGTGGCCGTTTGGGGGTAGAGTGCTTTCTTGGCGTACATTGTTACGTGTCCAAGAAGCACGCAAAATGGGGTGAGAATCCCCGTGAAGGCTGAAAGCCTGAGGGGGGATTTGAACCCCCGGTCTCGTCCTTACCAAGGACGCGCTTTACCGAGGGGGGCCTTCGGCCCTAAACCGGCTACCTTTGCCGGGAACATCCCGTTCTGCGTGCTTCTCTACACTCTACTACCAATCCTACTTATAAAAAACAGGGGGGTATAGGGCCGTATGCCGTGCGTGTACCACCCCGTTTCCACAACCGAGTGAGGGGAAATGAAGTCCAAACCACTACCCCCCCCGTTTTATAACCCCCCGGTGTGTGGTTCTTTATATGCAATTGTCCCCAAAACACCTCGCGTTTTTGGAACACGAGTTGGAGCAAATCAAGGACAATCCAGACCGCGACTACGAAGACCGCACCATCGCCTCGGAAATCTTCGGAAAGGTCGAAGGAGAAATCGAGTGGGAGAAAGAACGTCAACACAACGGCGACGTTTCTCCCGAAGAAATCTTTTCGTAATAGACTCATCGACCTTCGGTGGTGCGACCTCAGACCACCGATTGAGTAATCTATCCCATATACAACCTTTTTGAAGGTATGCTGTTTGTGGTCTGTTATGGTAGACACGTCGGAGTTTCTTGAATCCCTCCACGGGATAGCATCCCGACTCGATGAGGATATGAGTGAGAAGGACGTGGAAAATGCCTTCCTCAATGAAAACTTCTTCAACATTCTCGGATACGAAGGCGCAGGGTACGACCTGAGAAGTGAGTGGACTCTCCCCGACGACCGGCGACCGGACTACGTAACGCTTGACGAAAGCGAGTCAGTCACCGCCGTCTTTGAGTTCAAAACGACTGGACGCGACCTCTCCCCCAACGAAGACCAACTTTTCCACTACGTTAACGAGCTGAAAGCTGACTACGGCGTTCTCACTAACGGCGAGGAGTTCAGACTCTACAAGCGAGAGGGTCGAAGCAGAATCGTCGGAATCTCTCTCGAAAAAGCAACCGAGAGTGACGCCGCAGACATAGCATCTGCTCTCAAGAAGCCGGAATGGGACATTACCGACCCCGATGGTGTTCAAGACTACATCGCCTCTCTTGATGAGGTCGAACTCAATTCAGACCTTGGACGCGAACACTTCTTCGACACGTTCCGTTTAGAGGAGAACAGCCCCTTCGCTGACCTCGTAACGGCGCTGATGGACTTGCTCGTGGAGTTGAGAGATGAACAAGAAGCGAAGTTCGTGACTGGAGCCTACGACTTTTGGGAAGCCAGCTACGCCAGCGAACCCGACGAAACTCCCGAGTCGTGGGAACCCTTCATCGAAGGGGAACACTCCCTTCGTGACTTTATGTTCTGTCTGGAGAGCGGTCACGCGCTTCTCGCCCGGCTCCTACTTGCCAAAGCGACGGAAGACCACGACTTCTTCCGAAACACCGCCTACGGAGGGATGAGCGAATACTTCCGGGGACTCGAAGGGTTCGGGGATAACATCAGCCTCGATGCCTACCCCGTCGCCGCTAACGGGCTGATTGAGGATATGGAGGAACACCTCGTCCAGAGCCTTTTCGAGGACGACATCTTCATTTGGTGGACTGATGGCTTCGCGGAGCAAATGACCCGTTCCCACGCATCGAGGGCGAGTCAGTTCCAAGACGTAGCGAAGGGGACTGGCGAGGTCACAAAAATTAGTCCGGCGACCCGCGACCGATTCAGCCGGGCAATTGCTCACGTCTTCTTCTCCGTCCTGAAGTTCGACTTCGAGGAAATCGAAGGCGACCTCTTGGGCGACCTCTACCAGCACTACTTCGACCCTGAGACACGCAAAGCTCTCGGGGAGTTCTACACGCCTCAGCCGGTCATCGACTACATTATGGACGGCGTGGATTACAACGTCGGCGTCTCTGGTGAGAGGCTGATTGACCCCTCCTGTGGGTCGGGGACGTTCCTCGTGGAAGCCGTGAATCGGTACATCGAGGACGTAAGGAGGTATAATGACGACCCCGATTGGGAGGAACACCTCACCGACCTCTGTACGACTCCCCACATCGTTGGACTTGACATTCACCCGTTCGCCGTCCTGATGGCGCAGATACGGTTTATGGTCGCTATCCTCCCCGAGTATCGTGATGCGAAGGAGGAAAACCGCGACTTCACTATTCGGCGTCTCCCCATCTACCGAACAGACACGCTTCGGAACGAGCGTGAGCTGACGGGTATCGACCTCGGGAACGACGGACAGAAGCAAATGACCCTCGATGGGGTGACGGACGACAATCAGGACGTGAAGATTCCCGTCCCGCTCCCCGTGGAGGTCGATGAAGACGAAGTGGAGGAGACGGAGGACGGGTTCCTTGTTCAGCGGGTTCGGATGCCGCTGTACGATACAGCTCGCCTAAACGCCAGCATCCACAACTTCGGAGAATACTTCGCGGCTCTCCAAGGGGTTCTCGACGTTGTGAAGTGGTATATGGAGGAGGAGACGTGGGAATACAGCGGTGGTCTTGAGCAGGGAATCTACCGATACACCAACCAAGAGTATGATGGCATCGAGGAGTTCTTCGCTCCCTATGTGGACGATATTCTGAACACGGTTCAGTATCTCCGTGAGGAACACGGCGACGGTCGCCTGTTCAAAATCTTCGAGGACACCGTTCTCGCGCTGGTCGTCAAGAACTACATGGACTACGACTACGTGGTGGGGAATCCCCCATACGTTCGTATCCAGCACCTTCCCGACCAGCAGAAGGCGATGCTCGAACAACTGTATGACTCTACCACGGGGAACTACGACCTCTACTGCCCGTTCTACGAGCGTGGGCTTGACTTCCTAAAAGATGGAAATGGGAAGCTCGGCTACATTACGCCCAATCAGTTCATGGTCACGGACTACGGCGAGGGGATTCGTCGTGTCCTGCTTCGAGACTCCCGACTCGATGAAATCTACGACTTCCGTGATTCAGGCGTCTTCGAGGACGCAACGAACTACCCGGCAATCGTGATTGCGGAGGATGAGCCGGATGAGGACGTTCGAGAGAACAACGAGATTCGGTGCGTCCGAGTCAAAGGGAACGTGGATGAGGATAGCGGGCCTTCAGTAGACGAAGAAATCATCGAGGGGGTTCGAGAACACCGTGGAGAACCCGGATACAGCGACGACTATATTGACGTGTTCGACTACCCTCAGTCCGAGCTGGACGAAAACTACTGGCCTCTCTGCCCTCCCGAGGAGCGGAAGATTCTGAACAAGCTCGACGAGAACCGGGATGCCCCGCTCGAAGAAGTCGTGGACTCCGCGTTCGCGGGTACACAAACGAGTGCGAACAAGGTCTTTGTCGTCGTCCCGGTCAACGCGGATAGGATTGAGGCTGGTGAAACCGGGGATGTTGTTAGAGTCATTCCACAGGGAGAGGAGAAAGAGTACGAGATTGAGACAGACCTGCTCAAGCCGTGGTTACAGGGACGAGATATAGAGCGGTGGCGAGGTGACTGGTCGGGACAGCACGTTATCTCACCGTACCGAGAGACGGACGAAGGAGACGTTGAACTCATCCCCGAGGACTATATCAGAGACGAGCTTCCGCTGTCGTGGGATTACTTCGAGGCCCACAAGGAAACCTTAGAGGGGCGTGAAGGTGGGAAGTGGGAGGGGCGCGACGATTGGTATGCCTTCGGCTATCCGAAAAGTATGGAGCGGTTTGAGAAGCCGAAGCTCATCGGAGCTGAGATTGCTGGTGAGGCCACGTTCATGCTGGACGAGAAGGGTACGTGGTACTTCAAAGCGGGATACGGCGTACAGTTGGAACCGCAATATCAGAACCGAACGGAGGTCTTCTCCGCGCTCCTGAACTCAAATGTCCTTGACTTCTACCTCAAGCATATCACGAGCATCAAGATGGGCGGTTACTACAAATACACCTCTCACTATCTCGAACCGCTACCAGTCTCGTGGGGGAGCGACAGTCAGCGGGAAAGTATCGAAAATACTCTGTCCGAGATTGTGACCAACTTCGATACGGAGAACCGAGTTGACCGATTCCCCGAAGCGTACCTTGGAGAGTACGACGGAAACCTCGATTACATCAATTATGAGTGGGAGACTCGCAGATACCCGGTCAATGCGGATATTCAGGAGAAATCCGATGGTCGGTTCGCCGTAACTGCCGGTCGTTCAGACGAAATCACCCACCCGGTGATGGATTCGGGGAACCGCGAAGTACGGAAGCTTCGAGCGAAGTACGTTCACGCCGCCGTTGACGGTCGGAATATGAAGAAGGGAGAGGAGCAGACGATTCCGATACCACAGACTCGGCGGGGAGTGGAACAGCTCATCGAGTCGTTTGAAGAAGACCGAGATACCATCGAGAGCGCGAGTATTGATGAACTGGAAAGCGAGATTGATAGCTCGGTCTACGACATCTTCGAGCTAACTGATGAGGAGAGGGAAGTCGTGGAAGAATATATGGAAGTCTTCTAAGGGCGGAAATCTTTGACGAGTCGAAGCCGAGGAGCTATTCTATTTCGCTTGGGTCTGTTTTCCTTCAATCGGGCTACTTTCGAGTATGATTATAAACTCGAAGTTGAACAAGGACTCGCAAAGAAGCCAGTACCCATTTTGACGACCCACGATAGACCAGAACCCACTCACAAAGCCTGAAAGCTGAGAAATGCCCGTTTAATTTTAGACGGGGAGATAAGACGCCCGCACCGTAACAATTTAGGCGGGAGACGTTCAACGTGTTACTCGATGGCTTCCGTCGAACTCCCCAATCGGGCAAAACCAGAGGCACTACACACCCTCTGTCGCCACCTACACTCCGTTAGTGGCTCCGACAAGACAGACCTCTATGATGAGTTGGAGATTGACCAACGACAGATTCGGGCCTCGATTAGCTATGGCGCGAAACTCGGCTTCTTGACTGTCGAGGACGACCACATCCAAAACACAGACCGAGGTTCGGGCATCAGCTATTCCGAGAACATCGAGGACAAGCCCGTACAGATGGCATTTCGGGAGGCAATCGAATACTATGAACCTTACCGAGATACGCTCCTGCGTATCCACGCCGGGAATTTAGTTGACCCAGTAAACGGAAATCCGGCGATTAAACAGAGCGTGTTCATAGAGAAGGCCGAAGCATCGACCGGGGGCGAACACTCTGACAGGGAGATTAATCTCTTGATTAAAACCGCTCAGGCCGCCGGACTTGGGGAGTTCGTAACGGGAAGAAAAGGCTTCGAGACACGACTCGAAGTATCGGACGACTACGGGGAGTTCATCGAAAGTCTTGCCGAGGAATATCCGACTCCCGAACCCGAAGAAACCGTCGAGGAGGAATCCACCGAGGTTGACGATGGTACTGAGAGCGACGATGTATCCGCTGAAGTGGATGAAATGACTCTCAAAGCAGACGGGGCCGGTGAGAAGCTGAAATTGAAAGTCGAGTACGACGTGACCGACAAAAGCGAGAACCAGATTGCCAGCCTTGTCAAGCACATTCGGAGTACCGACTAAACTCACGAGGCCCCGAGATGGCAAGTCTACTGTATGTTGTCGGCGCTCTCGTTCCGATAGCAGTAGGCTATGCCACTTGGCTCGGGCACTCTGACTCACCACACGATAGACACGAGCGGGTACGGGAAGCTGTCGAAGGTACGAAGTTTTCCTCGGGAGAGATTAGTTTTCGTGGTGGGACAGTCGTTTTCTCGGAAAAGCAGTCATACAGATACAGGCTACGTAAACTAATCCCAATTGCACGGAAGCTTGAGGGGGAGGCGACGGTCACTCTACATTCGGATAGCGGTGAGATTTCGTTGCGTGCAGATGGTGTCGGCCCCACAGAATTTCTAAGCGGTACGCTCAAAGTCAATGACCGACTTGGAAACGGTCATCCAGATTTTGTCTGCGAACGAGATTTCGCAGAAAGTGACAAGGTGAAACTACACATCGAGTCTTGGGACGAGTCTGAGATTTTGGAACTGTTGGAAGATGTACCCACACACCTTCACGAGACATTGAATAACTATTCGGACGATTCAGAATCCGACTTCGACAAGTAACGCGAGTTACTTACACGGACTGTACCAGCACTCCGGGCACACCGCGCAGTCGTCCGTCTTCTCCAGCTCACCGTCACCACACTCCGGGCAGGTGAGCGTATCCGAACCCACGTCATCCTCGCCAACGATACCGAGCTGAACCGCCGCCTTCTCGCTCACCTCACCCTTGAGGTACAGCTCCAGAAGGTCGTCGTCGCGGTCGCCCTCGTCGTCCAGATTGTTGTCCACGCGGGTCGTGAGAACCTGAACGTCCCGAGAGCCGTCCCGGTACACGGTGAGGCCCTTGATAACCGCGCCACGTCGGTTCTCATCGAGGGCGAGCTGGTAGGCTTCGCTCACGTCGTCGTGCGTGGCCTCGTTCGGGAGGTTCACCGTCTTACTGATGCCCGAGTCGCAAAACTCCTGAAACGCTCTCTGCATCAGCCCGTGCTGTTCAGAGGACAAGTCCTGCGTGGTCACGAAGATTTCAGCAATTTCCTCGGGGATGGAGAGGTCGTTGACTCCCTCAAACTCGTTGTTCCGCATCAGCGACTCGGCTTCCTCCTTGATGCTCTCCACATCGAGGTCGTTCGCCTCAAGCGTCCGAAGGAAGTAGTCGTCAAACTCCACGAGCAGGTCGTCGCCCTGAATGTCCTCGGAGACGTTCTTGAAGTTCGCCACGTTGTAGGCAGGCTCGCACCCGCCCGTCGTGTTCGCAATCATCGAGGTCGTCCCGGTCGGGGCGATAGTCGTGATGTTGTGGTTGCGGATGAAGAACCCGCCAGCGTGGTCGTTCGGGTCAAGCCCGGTGCGGGCCGCGAACCACTCCGGGTACTCGGTCGGGTCGGCGTACTTCGACTTCTCCCAGTAGGAGAACACGCCGCGCTCCTTGGCGAGATTGTGCGACGACCACGTTCCTTTCCGGTCGATGTACCGCATAACGCACCGCGCCATCTCGTAGGAATCCTGCGTCCCGTAGGGAATCCCCATCTGGAAAAGCATCTGAGCGAAGCCCATAATCCCGAGTCCGATTTTCCGCATCCCGTTGACGCGCTCGGTAATCTCGGGGATGGGGAAGTCGGACTGCGTGACCACGTTATCGAGGAACCGGACACCCGCCTCGATGGTTCGATTCAGGTCTTCAAAGTTCGTGACCTCCTCGAAGTACCACTCCACGGTTTCGCGGGTGGAAAGGTCGCCCGTGGCGATTGAATCCAGCTTGTCGCTCAGGAACTCGTCGTAGGTCGGGGCGTCCTCGTTCAGCATCAAGCTCAGGTTGATGTGACCGAGGTTACACGCCTCGTACTCCACGAGCATCTGCTCGGCGCAGGGGTTAGTCGCGTTCATGCGGAACTCGGGGTACTTCTCCACGTCGAAGGAGTGCTGGCGGTTCGACTCCTCGAAGTTGAACAGGCCCGGCTCACCGTTGCGCCACGCCCCGTCAATCATCACGTCCCAAATGAACGCGGCGGGAAGCTCCATCGGCTCACCCACTTCGAGTCGAAGACTCTCATGCGATTCCCACTTTTCACGAAGGGAAACGCGCTCCCCGTACAGCTCACACTCAATCTCGTCGGCGTAGTCCCGCCACAGGTTCTCCGCCACGATAGCGCCCTCGCCGTCGTCAAAGGCGTCACGCGGGTTGTCCTGATACTCCGGGGAGTAGAAGTGGGCCGACGCCTCTCGCACCGTGTACGGTTCCTCGTAGTCCGTCTCCGGGTCGTAGAGAGTGTAGGAGTCCTGAGCCTCAACTGCCTCGATGAAGTTGTCCGTCGTAGCGACCGAGATGTTGAAGTTCGCAAGGTCGCCCTCGTTCCGCTTCGCCACGATGAACCGGCCCACGTCGGGGTGGTCGGCGCGGAGAATACCCATCTGAGCGCCCCGACGCTTCCCGCCCTGCTTCACCTGATTACACGTCTCATCGAAGACCCGCATGAAGCTCACCGGGCCGCTCGCTTCGCCGCCAGTAGAGTTGATGAACGCTCCCTTGGGTCGGAGGTGGGAGAAGGCATAGCCGACGCCGCCCCCGCTCTGGAAGATGAGAGCGGCCTGCTGAGCCGTCTCAAAAATGTCTTCCATGTCGTCGCGGGGTTCAATCACGAAGCACGCAGAGAGCTGGTTCATGTCCGTCCCGGCGTTCATCAGGGTCGGGCTGTTCGGCATGAACCGGAGCGTCTTCATCTGGTGTTCAAACTCATCAGCCCACGTTTCGTAATCCTCGTCGGATACCTCGGCCCCCGCGACGTTCTCAGCGACTCGTCGGAACAGGTCGTCAGCATCCTCGATGATGTTACCCTCCGAGTCTTTGCGGAAGTAGCGGGCCGGGAGAATACCGTGGAGAGCGTTGTCTGTAAGGCGTTCTTCTACGGTGAGAGAATCGTCGGCGGTCTTGATGGGGGTTTCAACAGTCTGTTCTTCGGTTTCGGTTTCAGTAGTGACTACGGACATTTTGTGTATAGTATAGTAGTATAGTAGGTGAACTACTCAGAGTGATTCACTACATCGAGGTGTTTGTTCTATCTCAGTCTCAACTAAGTGAATCAGTTAGATGGAAAAAGGCCCCACACTACCGAGTTGGGTAGTGTGGGGTGGATTTCGAGGTGAACCAGTTAGGTTCGCTTCGTCGTAAGCTCCTCACTCTAATAGACGGCAACTAAAGACTTAAAGATGCCGACTTTGTTCTTAGAGTGTTAGTCGTCTGTCGGGAGGAATCGGTCGATTATCTGCTCGATTCGACCGCGTTTGAGTGCCAATGCCATGAAGAATCCGAGTAGCCACGCTACGAGAGGTGGCGTGTTTGCGAGTTCAGGTATCATATTGTTGAGTGTTAAAGACTCAAAGAAGTATCTTTAAGTCCTTGTCTCACGTCTATTAGAGTGAAGATGGATTTTTCGAGTGTAACCAGCGCCGTTAGTGACCTCTCTACCAAAGTTCGTCCTGACGGTACGCCAGCAGAGGAAGAACCGGAAGAAGACCAGCTCATCGAGTTCGTGACCGAGGAAGAATTGTACGGAGCGATTCCCGAACCCATCCCGGCGAACAAGGTACTGCCGGACTGGTACAAGAAGCTCGGTCAGTACGTTAGCAGAGAACCCGACGAAGATTCAACGAACACCCGACCCGCACTATCAAGTTCCACAGTCAAGCGGTGCGCTCCATTCATGGAGGCAATGACGATGGGATGGATTATTCCACTTGCGGGAGAAGTGATGTTCAATGCCAATGAGGGGTACGTAGAGTACGAATGGGAGTTTGATAGAACTCTCGTATCATCCCACAGTCTCAATCAAGTCGGGGGTGAGATGTTCCCGAACCACGAGTGGCCCGTCCTCAAGTTCCACAACTGGTGGTGTATGAAACTTCCAGATGGATACTCCGCCCTAATCACTAATCCGATGAACCGACCGGGACAGCAGTTCACTCCGTTCTCGGGCGTCGTAGACCTCGATAATTACTTCAACTACGTGAACGCGCCGTTCATGTGGACGGGTGGTGACTTCGAGGGAATACTCGACGCGGGTACGCCCATCGTTCAGGTGATTCCCTTCAAGCGCGATTCGATGCTTACTGACGCGACTTCGCGCCTGATGACGGAAGAAGAAGCCCTCGAACAGCAACGGACTCAGACAGAGCTTAGCTCACACGTATCCACGTACCGCGACCGTCGCTGGCAACCGAAGCCGGGGTCGCGGATGCTCCCTCACGAGGGAGACAAATAGCCGATTGATTAACTACTATTCTTGCCGGACAAGGAACGTCTCCTTGTCCAAGTAATCCCGCGCAATGTCAACGCCAGCGGCGGCGCTGAAGTTCTTTGCGCGGAGATGAGCGACAGGAGCCGAACGCCAATCGTCTTCGTAGTGGGCGTAAAACTCGCGGCCTTTCTGCCCATCAGCTCGCTCGAACATTGTAACGTGAAGTTGCATCCCCGGAGCAACGTGGTCGGGCGCGTCCTCTGGAATGAGAACCCACGACCCCTCGCTCTCGCGTCCATCGGGAAGCGACTTGAAACACGCAATCGGATTCCGCCGGAAGCCCACATCGACCAACTCCACCTCGATGCTTTCCTCATCCTCGTCGAACATCCCGACGTACTGATTCGGTCGCGTCTCACCGACCGCGTAGCCACCGAACGGCTTTAGATACGGATGTAGGAGTGGGTAGAGGTTCGCACGTAGACCCTCTTGCCAGTCGTCGTCACTATCGAGTAGAAATCTTGGGAACATAAAAAGAAAAAGAACCCCGGCTTACGCCGAGGTAGAGTCGTCAACCGAGTCGCCAGTTTCCGCTTCAGCAGTTCGCTGAGCCTCAGAGCCAACGTCTTCGCCGCTCACAACGTCCCACATATAGGACACCGCCTGCTCAAGCGCATCGAGCTGAACCTGAACATCAGGATTTTCCTTCGAGGACTCCTCCTGATAGGCGAGAATTGAATCAGCGACCATATTTTTGCGCTCACGATTTACCAGAGCGCGGTCAACTGCCGAGGAACCCTCATCAGAGACAATCCGGTGGTCGAGGTAAGCATCCTCAACTTCAGGGTCAACTTCAACTTCGTCAATGCGGGGGTCGCCCACATCGTTACCGTCGTAGCCCGGAGGGACTACAAGAACTGTAATTTCTTGAACCATTTTAGATTAGCTCCTTAATGTCGTAGAAGAACGTGATTCCATCTTGGCCGGGGGAACCAGCATTGGAGTTGAAGTTGGAACCGTCTCTGCGCTGACCGCCCGGAATACCAGAAGAACCTCCAGAAAGCTCAATAGTGGGCGTTTTGTCAACGAACCCAATAATCACGCCTCCAGCACCACCCCCTCCACCTCCACCATCACGGGAGGATTCTTCGTACTGGAAGTTGCTGTAATTTCCACCAGATTCGACATTCCGACCGTCAACCAGACTCCAGAATCCATCTCCACCGTCACCGCCAATAGCAGAGAAGGTAACTCCTTCACCCACTTCTTCTGAAACGAGCAGGATAAAGCCACCAGCACCGCCTCCACCACCAGCACCGCCGCCTTTTATATTGGCATAACCGTTGTCGTTGTTGTTATTGGAGTCGGTGTTGTTGGAGACCATATTGTGGTCGTAGTCTCGTCTGTGGTGTCCATTTCCACCAGAACCGCCTTTAGAGACGAAACTACCACCAGCACCACCTCCACCTCCACCAACTTCTACTTGCTCAGTCGCGTAGTTGTTGTTTGAGGTGGGGTCATCAACACCTTCACTACCACCACCTCCACCAGCTCCTCCAGAACCGGGAAGAATAGTGTCGATGGGACTCTGAGTAATATATGCTCCCGAGAGAAGGTAATCCTCAAGGTACGGCTTCAGAGTTGAATCATTATAGATGGACGAGTGCTGACTTCCGGCCCCGCCTCCATTTCTTGGGCCATTCCATCCATTTGCACTATCATAATCCGCATTAGCACCAACACCACCACCGCTACCTCCAGAACCCGATGCTCCAGTAGTCGGGATACTGTATCCAGAACCAGCTCCGCCGTTATTTCGATTTCCCCTGTTATTAGCAGTATCCCCATTATCACCATCTGCTTCTATTAGTCCAGTCCCGGCGATGGTTCGGGCAATTAGTTCGAGATTGCCTCCAGAATCCCCACCACTTGCATTTCCACCCGAACCTGAAATATCATTAGAGACGCTGATGGTTCCATTTACCGTAAGAGTGTCATTAACCATCAGACGAACTCTGGAGGGCAAACTGAGAGTTGCCCCTTCTTCTACTGTTAGATTTTCGTACTCAAGAATTGGGGTATTCTTGGTAGCGTCCGTGCTAATCGTTTCGTCGCCAAGGTGTCCACTTCCGTAATTGACCATAATTTAGAAATTGATTAGGCTTGCCGCCGAGCGAGCCGCGTGTGGCGGTATCTCGCTCTCATATCCATCGACTTCCACTCCTCCTTCTCCTTGTTCGAGATTCCCGTGTCACCGGGCCGCATCGTCCACCTGCGGAACAACGCATCGAAGGATGGATTGTTCGCGTTGTTCTCCCGACTAATTCTCACACGGAACTGCGGATTCACGTCAGCCGAAACGTGTGCGCTAATGTCCTCGTTGTCCTGAACATCAGCAAGAAGGACAGTACCGTTCTCGTCCTCTACATCAAGAATTACCGACTCGCCAGCGAGCGTCTTGGTGTGACGAACCAAGTCCCACGCCTCGATGCGTTCGTCCGGGTCGGGACAACGGATTAGTGTCTCACCGTATTCCCGAGCGCCCGTGTGAACGTCGTCAACGTAGACATTACGGGTGTTACCGGAGTTTGCCGCGTTGTTATCAACCCGGAACTCGTCCCATCCAGAAGCCGCGCTCTCCAGAGAGTAGGTTCCATCGAGAACCCCGTCGATGTAGAGGTCATACTGGTCGTTACCGAAGTCCCAATCGAACTCGTAAGCGTGAGTTGTTCCGACATTCCAGCTCGCCATCAACTCGGTAGTGCCGCTACCAGTTTCAAGCTGAACGTTGCCGTCACCGTCGTTATACTGGATTCGGAGAATCCGAGTCTCACCGTTGAAGACCTCGATACCAACGAAGTCGTTGATGTTCGCGGTGTCGGACTCTACCTGAATCGACACTTCGAGGTCTTGGATAATCGGAGCTTCCCTCGTGAGGTGGGGCGTAGCCCTCTCACCAGCGGCCTGAACCTGAAGCGACTGAGTACCCGAGAGAACCGTTCCAGACTGAGCAGAAAGGAACGATGTACCGTTCGTCCACGCCCACCCGTCGTGGTTTGGTTCGTAGGTATCCTCGAAGTCAGCAACGGTCTGCTCGTTGATGAGCATAATCCGCCCATCATCGGTGAGTTTCGTCCGAGGAACCGTCTCGTGGAGAACAGTCAGGTCGTCAGCGTTCATCGAGTCGTATTCCTGATAGCCGACCTCAGGGAATACGTCATACCGGGAGCCGTCAGCGACGAACAGAAGGTGGTTCGTGTTCTTGAACCACGTCGTGCCAGCAGTATCCTCAGTCGGGTTGTCCGACTGAATGAACTTGAACCCACCAAGTTGTTCAGGGGACTTCCCCTGAATCGTCTCGGCGTCAGCCACTTGCCCGTCGTTATCCGGGTCGATAAGATTCGTGAGGTCAACGAGGTGCTGAACGTCCTCGATGAGGTTGTGAACGAGGAAATTGTCGTAGTGCGTGACGGGTGGGTTTTCTTTCGTGTACCTGTACCCATCGGGGAACTCCGACCGCTCATCAGCGACGGCTCCCCATTCCTTGAGTTTAGAAGTGTACGCCATTCTTTAGATAAGTCCTCCTTTTGTCCCGCCCTCTCCGGTCGGGTTGCCCTCGGAGTCAAGAGCATCGTAGCCGCCATCGTAACCGTTCCAGTTCGTGTTCTCGTAGTCCTCCTTGGACTTGTACCGGAGTGAGCCGTTATACTGAGACTTCACCGTAGTCCCGGCAGGAGCGAGCTTCTGGACGATTTTCGAGATTTCCTCTCCCGAGAGGTCGAGGTTTTGTACGTCGTCGTATGGTAGGAGGAAGCATACCGTTCGGTTGTGAATTTCACCGAACAGGAACCGCCAATCCTGAAACCAGAGGTCTTCGACCTCGCACCCAAGGATAGTCGCCATCGAGTTGAAGGCGTCCTTGGTCGTTCCTTCGCTCGTGTTGAGCTGGTACTCCGCGATAATCCGCGCTCGGTAGTGGTCGCTTCCTTCACCGGAGCGTCGGCGGAGCTGAACGATTCCAGCAAGTTCTTCGAGAGAGTTTACGTCGAGAGCTTCTTGAACCGTCGTCTCGTCGTCAAGTTCCTCAATGTCCCCATCGAGGTCTACAACTTGGCGACCGACCGCATCGAGCAGTTTCCAATTCCCGCCATCATTGTCGTCGTCGTAGTACGATGGAAGGGAGTTGACCAGTTGCTCAACCTCCTCGTTAATCGTCGCCATTCAACTACACCTCGCTCGTGTGGAGCGTAATGTCCGTCTGAGAGTCGGTGTGAGCTTCCTCCATCGAGCTAATACTGATATTCTCTGTGGATTGTGGCGGGTCGGTACGGCCAATCTTGAGACTCGTAACGTCGTAGACGCCGGGAACCTCTCGAATCCGATACTCGATTTCACCGTGAAGAACGTCGTCGGTCACACCAAGCTCTCCGTCCTTATCGAAGCCGTCCGTGGTCTTCCCCCCGACGTATTTCACGATATTGTTCAGAACATCGGTGTCGTCCTCGTAGGTGGAATCGACCTGAACATCTGCCTCGATGTAGATGGTCACGGCGTTCGCCCGCGAGAAGTCAATTGGGTGCGTCTGACCGTTCGGAAGTTTCGCTTCGACTCCTCCCACGGCCACACCGTTCACTCCGGCCACGAGGGTCGAATCCATCCCCTTCGTTTCCAAAATTGCTTGAGCAATCTCCGAGTCCTCGCCGCCGGTCACGACCAGCTCGCCGGAGTTGGCGGGGAGGTTGTGACCACGACCGTTCTCGTCCTTCGTGTCGTTGACGAGAATACTGACCGAGCTAACTCCTTCTACTCCCCGAACTGCACTTACCAGAGCCGGAGCAGTCGCGCTCGAACCCTCAGCAAGTTCCTCCTTTGCCCGTTCGCGGAGGTTTTCATCCGACTCCCGGTTCTCGCCGCCCACCGTGTTTTCGTTGTTCTTGACGGTCTTGATTCCCGCCAGCGGAACGGGTAGGCCGGTAATCGAATTTGGCCCGACGTTTCCGTTCGCTCCGGGTTCAACCGAGATTATTGGAGCGGTAGTCGATTTGCTACCTTTCTCGATAACAGCGCCCTCAGTCGTAACGAACTCAATCGGAGGGCTACTTCTCGTCTGAACCTGAGTACCCGCAGGGACGTGGTAATCCATCTCCGCGACGTTATCACGGTAGAACGTGACCTCGCCACGAGCGCGGGCCGCAGGCTTTCTCGTCACGCCGATGAGAGCCGTCAGTAGACCGAGAGCCGCACCTTCGGCGTTGTCAATCTGCGTAGACTCAAGAACGAGTCCAATATCCTCCTGCGCTTGAGCAAGACGCCGAGCGACAGGTCGGTAGAACTGCCGGATAACAGCAAGGTTGGATTCCTTAATGTCCTCCGACCAATACTGCTTCGCGTCGGCAATCATCGCATCGAGGATTTCCTCCTCGGTATCGCCGTCAAAAGAGCCGTCTTCGTTAATTGTCATTCGCTAATTGCTTCCTCGAAAATGCGATTTGTTTTGTAGTTGATACGTAGGACGTAGGTGTTCGGATTCTCGTCGTGCGGAGAAACCTCGATGCCATCAATACTCGATAGATGGTCGTGTTTCCGCGCGACACGGGACGCTTCGAGCTTGAGCTTTTGCTTGATTGTCGTCTCGTCAAACTCTCCGATAGCGGCGTCCCGCATCAGCTCAGTCAACAGGATTACGACCGCCTGCTCAAACTCCTCGCGCCCACTTACCGTGCCGAGGTCGCCACTTTCGTCCAGAAAAACAGAGAAGTCACTATTTAGGGCTAAATCCAGCATAAGAGTGGGGGAGAAGGGCCGTCTCTACTACTATTAATGGTAAAGGGTTTATATATGATGTAAGCTATTCCGTGTGCGTTACCGCGCCGTTCCCGCCGCTATCCATCACCGTAGCCGTTCCCGCGCCGGGGTCACTCGTGGAGTCCCCGACCCGGACGACGGGGCGACCGTTCACCGTGAACGAGGGAGACTCGTCGGGAACGAGGTCGTGGGAAGAATAGCTCGTACAAGCCGGTGGGTCGCCACTATATGCGTGAGCGTGAGAGGGAAAGTGCATCGAGTCGCCGTGGTCGGTGACAGGCACTCCGTTGATAGTTACGGAGGTATCGCCGTCAGCATCCTTTGTCTGTCCCGTCACCGTGGCTTGGCACTCCGAAGGGTGTCCGTCAGCCTCACACGTCGCACCGTGGACGGCGAGATTCTTGCTCACGCGGAACCACCCGAGGTATCGAAGTCAACCGAGGACGACTTGAACTGAAGGTGTCCCTCAGTCTCAATCGTCACGTCCCCGGTGGCCTTGATGTTCACACCACTCGATGCGTTGATATTCACGTCGTAGCCATCCGATTCGGCCTGCTTGACGCTAATCTCAGTCCCATCATCGAACGCCATTACCTGTTCGCGTCCACCCACTTCGTCGGGTAGAATCTCGTCGTCAGTTTCGAGGACGCCGATAATGACCCACAGATTGTCGTCGGTACGCTCCATCAGCACCCGAGAACCCTCCGTAATCGACTGAAGGTGTCCGGGGTGGAGATGAGCAACTGGCACTTCTTTGTAAGTTACCCCCGCTCGTGCCACCTGAACATCCGCAATGAGAATACCGGAGCTGGTCGTCGTAGATGTAACTATACCGTGAATCATATCAGATAATGTCGCTCAGTTGGAAGCCCTTGTCTGCCTCTTTCCGGGCTTCGTAGGTTTCCTCGTCCACGTACTCCTTGCTCGTCGGGTCGAAGTAGCGGTTGTAGGTCTTCACGTTGTCCGGGTGGAGGTGTCCATCCGTAATCGGAACCACATCGAGTCGGAGCGTCCACTCGCTGTTTTCTGTCAGCGTGTGGTGGACGCCAGTAATCGTGAACTTCTCCAACTGAATGTTCCCCCGACACTCTCCGCCGTTGCTTTCCGGGGGAATCGTTACAACGCCGTCTCCGATTTGAACGTCCCGAATATCAGTCCAAGACTCGCCGGAGTGAGACGGAAGAAGCTCGATGTTCCCGCTCCATTGCTTCTGCTGTTCGTTCACCAAACGGCGCTTAGCAATTTCCTTTAGACCGTCAGCCGCCGCATCGAGGTTTTCTGGAGTAATGACACGCCCATAGTTTAGGTCGGGGCGCTCAGCAACACCCTCCATACGGAAGTCCAAGATGTTCCGGCTCTGATTCACGAACTCCCCGACATTATCAACGAAACTGTCGCTCGGGTCGTGAACCTGCTTCCCCCGAACCACGACCTTCATAATCGGGTCGCGGGGCGGAGTGATGTTGTAGTCGATTAGCTTCCACACTCGGGGGTCGTCGGGAGCCGCAACGTGGTCGATTCCCGTTGCGTTCCGACTACCGACCCACAAGTATCCGTCCGGGGCCACCCACGTCGTGACTCCGAACTTCTCGTTCATTTCGAGAATGGCCTCCCACGGGGAAACCTGCTTGAAGTCGAGGGCGTAGTGCCCGTCGATGATGTTGTGAACGTTCTCCGCTTCGAGGTCGCGGATAACGTCACTCTCAGCCTTCGGCTCAAAAGCGCCGGTCTGGTCGCTCCGGGCCTGCCGAATCAAGTCCCACGACTGTTGGTTCTTCAGCGTAATCGGCCCCAAGCCGGGCTTGTACCGACTGTGGAGCTGGTCGAAGGCTTCCTCGGGGACAGAGAACTTGATACCGGAGAACATCTCGCCGTCCGAGGTGTCCCGCTGATTGAACACGTAGCGGTACGCATCTTCGAGTCGGACGTTCTGCCGCTGGTAGTCCACAACTCCACGGTCGAGGTACTTCTGTACGTCGTGAAGCTCGATGTGGACATTGTTGACCCCGAACTGAACCGCGTCGGGGAGGTAGAGCATCCGGTGAATCGGCATCCCACCGAACTTGATAACGACGGGACGGGGCCGATTCAGGAGTCCTTCATCATCGAGGACAGCCGACTCGATGTGTTTAGCCACGCCTTGTGAGAACTTCGAGCGAACGAAATCGAACTGATTGATATTCCGCTGGAAATCCATCGTGAGAGGACGAATCTCAACAATCGGATTGTCGAGGTTGTTGTCCGTCCCGAGAAACGCAAACGAAATCTCAGCGTCTTCACAATTCATTCGATAATCTCGCTCACAATATCGTTCTCAGTATCGTTGCCAAACTCATCGAGGCCAGTAGAGACGAAATCAAACGTGTAGCTGAACATCCATTGCTTCGCAACAGGATTCCAGCCCTCTATCTCGCCAACGTCGCCGCCCTTGATGTAGCACTCCATCCCCTCGTTCGGGGAAACCGGAGTGAACATATCCACAACCCCATCATGTTCCGCGAGCGCCTGAACGCGACGGAGGTTTTCCTCAAGAACGACCCCGGTAGCGTGAAACTCGGAGTTCTTTAGATTCTTGATAGAAACGTCTTCGCCACGGCATTGCTGACCCTCACGGCGTAGTTCCTTATCGAAGGAGTGAACGAAACGGTCGGGGTAGAACATCGGCGCGAACTCGAAAAGTGCGGGCCGATTCACCTCACCATTATCCTCGCCGTCAGTCTCGGGGTTCCCCAAGGCGACGACTCGGAAAGTAAGTGACTCGTTTGGCCCCTCCGAGATAGGGTCTTCATCGAAATTAAATTCAGAACTACTCATTTAGGTTCCTTCACCGTCGTTAAGAGAGAGCGACCGCGTGGAGTCGGTCGAATTGTTCAACTTCGCTACGTCCAGCATCTTCTGAGTCGTCGGCCCGTCCGTCGAGCCATCGACGTTGAAGTTGTAGGTGTCTCCCTCGTTGATTACCGTACTACCAGAGCTACTACCGCCGTAACCGGAACCGCTACCGACAGACGGCGGGCCTTTCGGCTTCATCGCTTGGTACGCGAGGTATCCGCCACCGACCACCAGAGCGCCAATCCCGGTAGCGATTAGTGCCGCTTGGAGAAGCCCAAGCGAAGCGACGGCAGACATAACAGCGGCCTTCACCGTCGCCATCGCGCCGACCGCGCTCGAAGCGAGTCCGGCCATCGCGCCCGAACCCGTGATTCCGAGGATAGTGAACGCCATGCGAACCTTCGCAATCGTCACGATGGTCTTCGCCAGCACCAATCCGATGAGCGAGAACATGACGATAACCGACGCGAGCGCCCGGTACATCGGCTGGCTGAGAACTTGCGTCAGCCAAACCACGGCGTCAATCACCGGGCTGAGCATCACGACGAGGTGAGCGAAAATCGTAGAGAGATTGTAGATAATCTCAATGACCGACATGATGACGCCACCGAGCTTAATCAGGCTCTCCTGATTCCGGTACGCCTCAATCGTCGCCCACTCGAAGAAGTCGATAATCTTCGTCCCGATGATGCCACCGAACCGCATCGTGACCTGCGTGGCAATCGAATCGAGGTCGCGCATCGAGTAAATCAGCTCAGAAATCCAGCTCGTAACTCCCCGAAGTCCGTCGAACAGGGCGTACTGGTAGCTGGTTCCAGCGAGCGATTGTAGCGCGTCGTTGACCTTCCCAAGCTCCGCCGGGAGCATATCGAAGAAGGCGTCCTGAATCGGAGCGAAAGTCTGCATCGAGGGGAGGAACGTCTCGTACAGGTCTTCCTTGAGTTGGGAGAGCTGTTGCTGAGCGTTCCGCCACGACTCGGCCATACTGTTACCGTGACCGACCAGACCGAGGCCGATGAACGCCGCACCCGCACCGGCCATAGCGAGCATCGAGGTAGCAACACCGGACGCCTGAACAGCGAACGCAATCAGGGCCGGAAGCGCGAGAGCAATCAGTTGCCACCACTTCGCCATCGAGGGAATCGCGCTACGGATAATGCCTCGAAGGTTCGAGACACGACCGCTGAGCCGCTTGGTCATTTTCCCCATCCGACCAATCCGGAGACTGTCCGGGGAAACACCCTTCGCGTCCAGAAGCGAAGCAACCCCTTTACTCCGGTCAGAGGTCACGCCGCCCCAATTCGAGTTACTGGTTACGAATCCCGAGAGAAGACCGTCACCAAGAGTCTCAGAAAGAGCCTCGTTGATTTTCTTGATGTTATTCTGACGGTCAATCTCAAAGTCGAGGTCGCCGCCAGCAACGTCGTCGGCAGTTGTACCGAAGCCCGAACTGCGAACGCGCCGCATCATCTCCCGCATACTCATCCCCGAGCCGGAGCTGTCAGCGAAATACTTATCTCCGCTATCACTCCCGGTGTCCCCACCGGAATCGCCCCCACCAACGGGAGCGCCTACGTCAATTTCGAGGTCTTCAAGCCGAGTAGCAACTTCATCGAGGTCTTTTACCAGATTGTCGCCCAACCCATCGAGGGTTTCAGCAATCTCATCCAGTTGTGCCCTGAAGTCGCCGTCAAAAGAAAAGTCGAAGTCGTCCTCAAGAGCCTCAAGCTGGCCCTTGATTTCGGTCAACTTCGCCATAACGTCCCCGGCCTGAAGGTCGAGGTCGATTTTAACAGACATAATTAGTCAACGAACGTGACGTTCGCCTCTGGATTCTCCTCAGAACTGTCGTTCACATACCGTACTGTCTCACTCCGAGAACGCCGACCGCGACCACCCACATTTGGGTGTGCGGCGTTCGGAGTGCGACCTCCGCCGCCCATATTACCGTTCTGAGCGGCTTCCATCTTCTTTTCCTGCTCGCGGTGTTCACGAACCTTCTCGGCCTCGAACACCTGTCTCTGGAACGGTGTTAGTTCGAGCTGGTCGTCTGAGCCAACGAAACCAGCACCAATCTCGGACTTGAGGCCGAAAATTACGCTCGCGGCCCCACTATCTGCGAAACTTCTCAGCGTCCTCTGCGTTGCTGGAAATGTCCAGCACACGCTCCGCAATCTCGATAGACTTGCCACCAATCAGGTCGCGGATGGTTTCGAGAACCAGCTCGTCGTCCAGACCTTCGGCGTCACCCTGCGTGTTGTCAACGCCCTTCGCCGCCGCTTCCTGCATGATACCGACGAACTCCTTGTCGAAGTTCGTAATATCAATCGAGTCGTCGTCACCGGCCTCTCGCTCCTCCTCGATGCGTTCCTTCGCTTCCTCGGTGTCCATGTCCAGTTTTTCTTCGAGGAAAGCCGCAATCGGCAGGAACTCAAGGTCGGTCAGCGGCTTGAGGTAGAGGGTCAGCGTCTCACCGAGGTAGTTGGTTTCAAACTCCTCGCGGTAGTTCTTCCCTCTGAGAGCCAGCTCGCGGAGCTTCGAGATGTTAACGTCGTTACTGTCGTTGTCGGTTTCGTCAGCCATGATAAATGAAAGTGTAAAAAATTAGTTACTGCGCTATACGGGGGAGAGCGCCGAGTTTACGAACTCTCGGAGTCCGTCTCGGGGTCTTTCGTCACCTTGTCCATCGCAATCCAGTCGAAGGCCGTCTCAGTCTCGGACTCGGACTGAACCTCGTAGGAATCGCTGGTCACGAGAACGTCCTCGAACGTCTCCGTCTTACCAGAGAGTTCGTGGGTGATGGTGACGGAGCAGGGAATCGGCACGCCATCGTCGTCGTAGATAAGCGACTCGATGGAAACCGGCTCGTTGTCGGGGCCGTGAACCCGCTCGCCCTTGAACATCATCGAGCCGGAATACGAAATCCGAGTGACGGAGTATCCAGTAGCCTTCAGGCTGGATTCCGCAATCTCGGAAATCTCAATATCCTTCGTGGTGTCCAACTGCGAGATGGGGACGCGGAGCGTACCTGCGTCAACAGCCTCAGCTCGCTCCGAGTCGGTGAAACTCCCACCATTGTCCTCGGGAGCCGTAACAGAGTCAGTAGTGACCTGCGAGCCGCCACGCGAGATGTTCAGGGTGATGTTCGCCGCACTCTCAATCCGGTCAACGTTAGAAGCAGACATAATGAGTTAAAAAGTTGAAGTTGAGTCTTTAGGCCGACGTACCAATCGTGACCGTGTTCTCGATGAAGCGGAGCGGCTTGGCCGTCTCAACCTGAATCTCAACGGCGGCGCTCGTCGCGTCGATTCGGTACACGTTCACATTGTAGTCGATAATCGCGTTCGACCGCTTCAGGGTCTTGAGCTGGTTGCTCAGAAGGCCCTCAAGGGATGCCCGAACCGCCCGGCTGTTCAGCCGACCGATGAAGGGCTGTTCGTTCACGCGAATCGTCGTGATAACGTAGTCCAGCACGAGACGAGTGAACCCGAAGCGGATTCCCGACTCCTGCGTGTTCGTGTCGCTCACGGTGTTCACGTCGTCAGCAATTCGAGCGCCCTCCGTCTCGTCAGCCAGCGGAACCACGCGCTCATCAATCAGCGCACCACGGGCCGCGCGGTCAAGACTGACCGAGAGCGACTTCTGCGTGGAGAGGCGCTTGTTGATTGGCGTGGTCGTGATTCCGAGCTTCGCACGCCGACCCGCGTAGGAGCCGAGCGTGGAGTAGCCCTCGCTGTTGCGGGCCGGGTAGACGACCTGAACGCGAGAATCATCGAACGAATTGGTGTACGTCTCGGGGTCAAGGCCGGGCGTAGCACCGACGAGAGCGACCGCGAAGTTGTATTCGCCAGCCATGTTACCCACCGTAGACTGAGCATCCTCTGTAACGGAGGCATCCTCAGTCAGCGGAACGAAGAAGTCAACAGCGCCACCAGCGCCGTCAGCGAGCGCCTGATTGCCAGCCGAGTAATCGGCGGTCGCGTAGTCCACGGAGTCGCCCGTGTTGCCCACGACAGTCTCGGGGTCGATGCTGAAGTCGCCCGTCGCCGGGTTAACGTAGACCTCACCAGCTCCGGGGGTAAGCGCACTCACGTCGTCGTAGACCAGAACCGCCTCCAGCTCCACCCCGTCGATGTTGAAAACCACATCGTCGGCGTTCTCGCTCACCGGCCCCTCAGCGAGAGTGCCCGTGTTCGACGAGAGAGTGGAGAGGTCTTCGCCCGTCACATCCACGAGGTCAACCGCGACCGCGTAGACCGGGTAGGCCCCCTCCGCGAGAGCATCGAGGACGTTGTGCGTAAGGGGACTGTCCTCACCAAACCACTCGCGGGCCATCGTAGCGCGAGTGACCTGATAGACAGCGTTCGTCTGTGCCGTTCCATTCACGAGGTCAGCCTGTCCGACGAGTCCAACGTCGGCGGGAGCGCCCCCACTCGAAGTGACAGAGAGCGCCGAGTTGACGTTCGTGACAATACCGGGTTCGATAGTGTTGCCGTAGTCAGCCATAGATAGAATTAGGAAATGTCGATTGCGTCAACGACCGATTCAATCACATCGCCGCTGGAATCGGTCGTCTCGAAGAACGATACAAGCTCGAAAGCTTGGTGTATTTCAGTCTCAGCAGGCTCGTTGAACGTGTAGTTCACAGAACCAGAGCTGAGTAGCCGGATTTCGTTCACATCCGGGTGGAACGTTTCCCACGGCCTCTCACTCAGCTCAGCCAGCGCCGACTGAAGGTGGGTGAGAATGTCGTAGGCTCCCGTTTCGGAGTCGTCTCGAACAACGAGGTCGAAGCGTAGAGTGTAGTAGTAGCGGTTAATCTCCGCCACTTCATGCCCCGTTGCTGAATCAAACTGAGAACCGGCGTAGTTCGAGTTGTGAGGGTTGAGATTCTGAAGGTCAACGCCGTCAATCAGAACAGCCGGAATCGGTCGTTCCTCCTGAATACCTGCCGTGTGGACAGGCGGGGGAATACGACCGTTTAGTTTCGTGATTAGAGTTGAAACTGCTTCTTTTGGAAACATTAGAGAGAACAGATAGGAGAGAAAGACTACATCGAGTCAGTACGTTTCGTCCATCTCCCCCTCGATGATTCGCTTCGCCGTCATCGGCCCCACTTGTCGCATATGGGATTCAGCGTTATCGCCCCCGTCCGGGCCGGGGTGCATGAAGTGAATCCCTTTGACGCCGTGGTGCTTGATGTGGTTCTGGAGCCAAAACGCCTTCTGAACGGTGTCCTCGCCCCACTTTTCGACCAGAGAATCAATTTCGTCGCTTGCCATATCAGTCCGGCTTGTACCCCATCGGTTTCACGGGGAAAAGTGAGCTGTCGTACTCGGGGTTCTTCCCCGTCCATTCGTATGGTTTGTCGTCACCGTCTATGACCTCGAACCTGACTTCCCCAAGAACGTCGGATACGTAACGAACCCGCGCTCTCACAAATTCCCCTTCCCGGTAAGACCATAGCAGGTACTCGTCACCTTTCTCGGCCTGTTCCGGTTCATCGGGAGGACTGACGTAATCCGTTCCGTCAATCAGGAAGTTGGGAGCGTCCTCAACTCGGTCTTTGAAGTCTGTGTCCTCGTAACTCGTAATATCACGAGCGTCAACTCGAACAGTCGTTCCAGCCGTCTCGTCGTAGACCTTGTATTCGGACACCTGATACCGCTTGTCTCCGAACGGAGCAAAGTCAACGAGTCCGGTATGAGTCTCACCGTTGACGGTGAACTCAATCCTGTAACCCTCCTCGATGTTGTAAGCATCCCAAGTTGGGACGTTCTCTCGAATATCCACGAACGCATCGTGGTTTACTCGCACACCTTCACCAGAGGTCGCCCACGGTCTTGCGAAGACCCCGTTGAAGTCGCTTGAGATAGTCGCTCTCGAAAGCGTATCCTCGGGGAACGGGTGGTCTTCAACATCAAGAAGCTCGGGGTCGATGATAATGTCGTCCCCCTCCTCCAGACTACGGAAGTTCTCGTAGTCCTGTGAGAAGGCGTAGATTTCAGCGTCCCCAGTTCCGTCACCCTTCCGAGTCCACGTTCGAGTTTCACCGAACTCGCTAACCTCCGTGGATTCGAGGTTCATGTCCTCGCCGCGACCGCCCGTGATTTTAGCCGGGTAGACGTTCCCGCCGTTCTCGGTCTTGACGTAGACCACCGGGCCTTGACCGTCAGCGTCCTCGTGAGCGTACCGGAAGCTCATGTCAACGTGTTCCGGGTCGAAGTCCGTGGTTAGGCCCTCGGGAATCTCCGAGTCCGGGGTGTGTTCCAGCGTATCCACGTCGCGCATCCACTCATCGAGGTGGGTGTCACGACGACCGTAGAAGCTGTACCTGTCCAACTGGAGGGTTTCTCCAGTAACCACGTCGGTCGCTTCACCGAGGTAGTCGCCCGCTCGGTCGTCGTAACCGGGGCGGCTACTAACCCGAGCGTAGTGGGTGTCAATCACCTCACCTTCGTCTTCGTAACCATCAGTCTCTTTGACAATCACGAAGTCGCCACGGTCGATTTGGGAGAACTCGTAGTCTTTAGTCTCCTGACCGACGATTGTGAAGCTCTCACCCCCACCGTAGTAGTAGAAGTTCCGGTCGCCGTCAACCTCATCAAGCCGAACGAGGTCTTGACGCCGTTCGAGGGAGTGTTCCTCAGCTCGAAGGCGCTCGAACACACGGGCTTCGACCAGCTCACCATCGCTCGTCTGAACGATGTATTTCTCTCGCCGGTTGAAGTCGTATATGTCACCGAACTCCTTGTTGAACGCGATGCTGTATCCATCGGGGAGGTCGGACTCCCGTAGTGGTTCGCCGTCGTAGTCCACGCCGAGGTAGTAGTCGGGGCGCTCCCAATCGCTCGGAACATCCACGTCGAAATACTGCTCGGGGTTGCCGAGCGCGACCTCAAAGAACCGGGAACGTCGGGTGAGTGTGTCTTCGCGGAACACATCGTTATCGTCCATGATGTAGGACGCGAAGTTCTCCCCGAAGTAGCTCTTGAGGCTGTCTCCGCTGATTGCGGAGTATTTCCTCCAGATGTTCGGAACCGAGTCGTCGGAGGGAACCAGCTCACCATCAACGAGGTCGATGGTCGTGCTGTTCTCAGCGAGGTACGCTTTCGCGTCGTCCGAGAGGTTATCAAACAGGTACTCCCCGTACTGGTGTAGGAGCGCGTACTCCGCACCCCTCCCGTCCTTGAGAGCGACGTATGCTCGCCGGGATTGTTCCCAATCGACGTTCTCGTTCGCTTCCTCGATTCCCTCAATCCGGCCTCCCGGCTCGATGAGTTGGGACGGAATCTTGAGAACGCTCGAATCGCCACCGGGTCGAACAGCGTCGTCAATCGTGTCCAGAGTGTCGTCGGTCACGATTTTCGACGCTGGTGGGAAGTTGTGTCCCCGAATTACCTTATCGAACTGCTGGAGTAGGGCCTCTGCCGTATCCTCATCAAGCCCATCCGTCTCAGCCCCATCGAGGGTGATGCTGGAGAGCTGACTCGCAACGTCGAACGGGTTAGTTTCGTCGTCAACGACCTCCTCGGGGTTGGCGAGAATGAAGTCGTTGGTGGGACGCCGAATCGCGTTCTCATACGTCCCAACTTCATCCTCAAACTCGACGATTATCTCGTCGGAGTCAATTAGCGTGACAACGCCAAGTTCTCCGTTCTTGTTGTAGACCGTATCTCCCACGGAAAGCTCCGTGTCGGAGACACGACCGACGCGACCGTACCCGTGGAGGTTCTGGTAGCCCCCACCGAACACCATCTGGTCAAGATTCGCGTTGATGTTTTCGCGGTAGTTCGTCGCGTCGATGTAGTCACCAGTAATGTTGGTGACAACGTACCGACCACTAATTCCATCCCCGCGAAGGTCAAGAACGTCGCCTTCTTCGAGTCTGGACGCCGAGATTTCTTCCTCGAATCCAGACTTCTCGAAGTCGAACCGTTCCTCGCTGATGATTTCAGGCGCTTCTTCCTCTGCCTTGTCCTCATCAATCACGTCGGAGGGGTCGGGGTCGTCGCCACCGCTCCCACCGTCGCTTTCGTTTCCACCGAGGTCGAAACCGCCCATCTTCCGCTGAACCCACGGAAGTAGGGCTTGAACCGGAGGGCCGCCGTCAGCGTATTTCGCCGCTGGAACACCAGCGTCGAGCGCCCCCGCGTGGGGGGCTTCGTTGATGAGCTTGATACTGGAACGAGTCGGGGTGTCTGCCGCGTCGATGATTCGGAATCCCTTGGCGACCTCGAAGTTGAAGTACGCCTGATTCTGATTGATAATCTGGAGCGCCTTATTTCGTCCAGCCTGAGCAATCTTATTGGCAGACTTGTCCATCCCGCGCTTGAAGTCCCGCTTAATCTCGCGGATAACGCGGTCTTCGTTTTTGACTCGAACCCGTATCTTACCCATTGTTATTCAGAGACGAGCTTACCGAAAATCGCAACGTGCGTGTCGTACACGGTCGGGGACTCAAGCTCGTAGAGAGTCCCGTTGTAACGAATCCGAGAGTTACCCTCCGGGGCTTCCTCCCGAGGGAACAGGAACACGGGGTGGTCGCGCTTCCGAGGGCCACCACGGTTGTTCAGCTCCGTGTTCCGGTTCGGATATGTTCTAACGCATCGAGTGGTGTGGGACTGAACCCAATCATACTCGGGATTATTGAAGTCGTCACTCCCGGTCTTCGCCTCGATTAGAACATCAGCTTCCTGCCCGAGCCGGTCGATAGCCGAGTGAACGGAACGTCGGGCCATTATAGGGAGATTCCACCGCCGGAGTCGTCTTCGGTGTCAGAACCATACTCGCGGTCAGTCCGAGCGACCGAGGAAACGCCGAAAGCCGCACCGGGTTTGGTAATCCGGCGGATAGCGTTCTCCATATTCCGATACCAAAGGGTAACGGAGTTGTCGCTCTTGGCGAGCAAGCTCTTGTGGTCGATAGCGCCTACCTGAACGGTCTGAGATTCGAGTTCGCCTGCGGCAACCTTTAGGAAAAGTTTGGTCGCCCAATTGAGGGCTTCCTCCTGAGCCGGGTCGCCATACCAATCCACCTCAGCGTCGTTCAGAGAAGCACGTAGCTTGACGTGCCGCTTCGCGTCAGAAAGAACAGCGTCCATCTCCTCGCTGGAGATTCGTGACACCTCGATGCCGGTGAACGCCCGGATTTCGGATATGAATGTAGTATCGTCAGTTGCCATTGAAAGTACGAAAAAAGAAAAGTCGAACCCGAACAGCCAGCCCGTTTACTGGTAGTTCGTGTTGTCGCCCGAGAAGTGGACAGCGGCGAGCGGGTTCGTCATCGAGACGCCGAACGACATGGTGGCGCTCGAATTGATAATCTCGCCCGGCTCCGTCGCGGGGCCACCCGTGGGGCGGGTAATCTGCATCGGACGGTCGATGTATTCCTTGACAGGATTCTCACCGACGCCGATAACGTAGAACTCGTCGCCACGGAGGTACGGCGTGGTCATCAGCTCAACACCGTCGATGCTGAACGTCTGCTCACGCACGTCCTGCGAGCGCATCCCGGTCGCCATCGGGATGTGGTAGTCCATGTCCCACGAAAGCTCGTTGCGGAGCTTGCGCTTGAGGTCGATGGACATGAGGGCGACCTTCTGACCGTTCCAGCCGTGGTGACGCAGTTCGTCAGCGGCGTACTCGATGTGTTCGGACGCGCGGTGCGCCGAAGTGTCACCGAACAGCTCCTCGGTGTTCGAGAAGACGTGGGAGTGGGTGCGGTCGAAGCCGTAGTTGCCGTGGTCGGGAACGTCGAACCAAACGGGGTCGCTACCGTCAGCGATGCCGTTGAAGATAACATCGTGGATGATGCGGTCTTCCGTCTCCTTGCCCTCCTCCAGCACATTACGAACCTGCTTCATAATGTGGTCGGAGGTGGACTTTTCGAGGAACCTCTGCGTGAAGCCGAGGGCCTTCCCGTATTCGCTCGTGCGAATGGTCATCTGGAGGTAGTCGTCGTCCTTCGCGCGAGTCGTGCCGGGGAACTCGCCCTCGCTCAGCTTCTCCCACTCGCCGGGTTCAGCCTCGATTTCCTGAAGGAAAGTCTGCTGGTCAACCTGCTCCACGAACAGGTCGCGGAACGGGCGCTCAGCCTCGTTGAAGTAGTTGATGAGATTCTGAGTCTTCTCAGCAATCTCAACAAGCGGAACATCGTCCTTGGTGAAGATTTCGCGGTTAACCATAAAGAGTTAGAAAGTAGAGATTAAGTCTTTAGCTGGTAGCTCTACGCCAGCGTCTCGAAGTCGAAGTCAACGCTGAGCAGGAATCTGGTGGAGCTGACAGCCACACCGAGAACCTGAACCAGCTCGCCCGACGCCGAGGGAGCAGTCTGCGTCACGCCGCCACCCGGAGCGAGATAGACGGGTTCGTTCACGTTGAAGTCAACAGTCTCGTCCTCGTCTTCGAGGTAGATGCCGTGGGTGAAGTACGTGACCTCATCCCCGGCCTGCGTGCGTTCGAGGTCGTAAGCCTCATCGAGGCGACGACCCATCGTGCCGTTGTCGTGGAGGTTGGCCGACCAGTACGAACGGTCGCGCACGTCCTCCATCAGAACGCCAACAGCGGGCTGTGCAACCGCCGCGTCTGCGTCGGCGGCGACGACGATGGTGTTCCCATCAACGTCTTCGCTCAGACCCACAACGTCGCCCTCAAGCAGAGGGAGAGTCGCTTCGGGGTCGAGAGTTTCACCGTCGCGGTTCAGCGGCGCGTCCTTGAACTTAGCGAACTTGAAGTTAGCCATGTGTTAGTAGAAAATCAGTTGTTTAGAAGCCAAGCCCCGGAATGTCTCCGAGGTACTCCTCTGCGAAGTTGCGCTCCGCGTCTTCATCGTGAGTCTCCCCACGCTGGCCCATGTCAGAGAACTCGGCCTCCTCGTCCTCCTCGTCGTCCTCCTCCTCGTCTTCATCCGCCTCAGCGAACTCAGCAAGAAGCTCCCGCTTCCGCGAGATAGAGAAGTTTGCCAGCTCGTCCTCACCGAGAGGCGAGACTTCGGAAAGCTCCTCGGTCAGCTCAGCATCGAAATCCTGAACCTCCGAGACGCGACCCTCAAGACCTTCGATAGTCTCGCTGGCCGACTCGAACTCCGCAATATTCTGTTCCTGTGCCTCAGAGAACTGACGAACAAGGTCGGCAAGGTCGTCAGCCTCCATCTCATCGAGGTCGGTGTCAAAAGTAACCTTCTGGAAATCCATAGTTAGTTAGAAGGAGATAGTCTCCGTTCGGACAGAGAAGGCCGAGTTCTCCGAGGACTCCCCCACATCGAGGGGGTTGGCTTCGTCCTCATCATCGACAGCGGCGTTCACCTGCTCCATGATGCTTTCAGCAAAGGCGGCGCTCGGTAGACCAAGGCCACCCTCATCGTACCCTCCGGGGAACGGGACGGTACTGAACTCTCGAATCTGCCCGTCGATGAGTTCAGGCTCTCCGTCGTCGTTCACAACAGCCTCATACTGATTGCCGAACCCGACCGAGCCATCGGTCATAGTCGGCGGGGTGTACGTCAGGCGCTTCACCACTTCATCGTGGGTCGGAGCGCCCGTGTTGAACACCCGATTCATCAGCATCAGTTTCTCGACCGACTCCTCGAACCACACCTTCTGGACTTTACCAATCTCGTCCAGCGGGCGGTCGGAGTGACCGAGCATATACGGCTCCTGACCCGAGTAATTCTTCTCAGCGACCTTTCGCAAGAAGGTGTCCGTGATACGGACTCCATTACGGTCTTCGGGCGGGCCGGGTTCCATCGCTTCGTACACAACGTCAACCGACACCAGCTCGCCATTCTCGTCGCGGTTCTCGCGCACCCCGTACTCGTTGAACCCATCGAGGTCAACGGACTCGGGATAATGGCGACCGGCAGTAAACTCCAGATGAGCGTCGGTCGAAACCGGCGTCGGGCTGTCGTCGTCCGGCGGGGAATCGGTACTCGCAGAAAATTCAGTTTCAGTTAGATTGAGACTCATAGGATAGTAAAGAGATACGAAGCCCCCGCACCCACGAGAAGCGTCAGCGTCGTCAGAAACCCGCCAATAATTAGCGCGTTCCTCCGGCTCCGATTGTCGTTCTTCGCAACCTGCCCCTCAAGCGGAACAATACGGTTATCTCGTAGGTCTTCCACCTGAGCGCGGTTGTTTCGAGAACGCTCGTCAGTTCGAGCAAGCTGTGAGTTTAGGTCTTGTATCTCACTTAGAATGTTCTTGAGGAGTTTCACCTCAGAGTCCCCATCTGGTTCGTCAGCGGGCATTTTCAGGCGTTTTCATCCTCCGTGATGGACTGTCTATTTCGCTCCTTCGAGCTATCACGCCCCGACTCTCGGGACTTGACCTCCCCACCCGCCGACTCTACACCAGTCCCGGTGTCAGTCGGACGCCCACCATCAGGATTCTGAACCCTGTCGCCACGCCCGGCGAGTTCCGTAATCAGAGGAATAATCTCACTCGAAAGCTCGTCGGGGGACGGAAGCTCAACCTCGGGGTCGATTCCAGCCCGCTCAGCGAACGCCTTTCGGGTGAGGAAACCGGACTGATAGAGCTTGATGAGCTTATCAATCTCAAGCCGCTTCTCAGCCGACGAGTGTTCCCCGAACTCAAACTCGGGAACCACACCGTCAAACTCGTCCAGCGAGGACTCCACCATCAGCGACTTGAGAATCTGGTTCTCAACAGCCGACTTGACGATGTTTTGAAGCCGCTTGATACGCCGCTTGAAAGCAGGCATCGAGGCGGTTGCTTCGCCCGTCGAACCATCCATGTTCATCAGGAGCGCCGGAATACCGAGGCCCGTGACGATACGGTTCTGAAGATGCTCGAACGTGCCTTCCAGCTTCATCGCACCCGCACTCGATGAAGTAGAAGTCACGCCAACTACGTCGTAGTCAACGTCGTGGGGGGCCGCGAGCATCGAGTCCGGCTCGATTTGCTCAACGGTGTCCAGCCAGCCGCCAATCTGGTCTTCCGACCATTGTTCTTCCTCGGTTCCGAGCTTCCAGAGAATCGGTGGGTACGCCTTCGTCGCAACGAACCGGGCGTAGTCAAACTCCATATCGCGGAGCATATCCGCCTGTTCCTGAATCGGCTCGACGAACGACCGACCGAAATCATCGGTCGGGTCTTTCGTGAACCACAATTCCGCGACCTCGTGCGGGTCGTAAATCGTCGCGTCGTCGTCGTCGGGGCCACCGCCACCCGGAGGCTCCAGAGCGTACTTCGTTACGAAGCCGTACTCGTCGGTCTTCTTGTGCATCCGCTCGGTCGGGAGAACGCGCGGAAGGAACCGCTCGTCCTGAACGACCAGCTCCATGAACGAGTGACCGTCCTGAGCCGCGTACTCAACCCATTGGTTGAATACGCGCCAAAACTCGGAGTTGTGGAGTAGGAGGGCAATCGGCGCAATATCCTCCTCCGTCTGCTCGATTCCCGTACCGGGAACGTTGCTCGGAGCGAGGTTGAAGCCGTCGCCGCAAATCCAGTCGATGAGTGTGTAAAGACCCTCGTGAACGTGGGGGTCGGTTCGCACAATATCCCGATTCTTCTCAATCTCCGCTTTCGGAGCCTCAGAAGAACGAGGGCCGGAGAATCGACCACTACCGCCTTGTCCCTGCTCTTTGATAGCGCCCTTGGGAGTGTCGGCGGCGAAGTCCATCCGCTCGCCCTCGTCGGGAGGGTCAACAAAATTGCCAGTAGTCATTTAAATAGAGTAGATTAGAACGTTCGTCGCCGTCTCTTGGTAGAGCGGCGTCTGTTTCGTGATTCGTACCCGCGCTTCTTCCGCCCGTGCGAGAGAGAATACCCGCGACCGCTCGAAGACTGACCGGAAATCTTCAATCCCGCCCATCCGTCGCGCTCACCCGACTGTTCCACTTGAACTGGAGGGGTCACGTTCTCTCTCTGCTGGAGATTCCGCGACTTGTCGGACTTGAAGTTCGGCGGGAACGCGCCGAGGACGGTCGCCATAGCGAGGTCGTCCTTTCCGTCCGGGGCGTGTTCCTTCCCCGTGAACTTCGGCTTCTGCCAATCCTCTTTCTGCTGTTTGACAATCGCACCGAGCTGTTCACGGAGGGATTCGTCCTCGGGGAGCCACACGAGGTCGTTGTGAAGGGCGTAATTCATGTTGCCCATCATCTTCTCCACCTTGTCCTTCGCGGAGAAATTGAAGCCCGTGTAGCCACGACCGATACGACGGCGAACCTCGTCGTGGAACCCCTGTCCCACGCCCGTCATGTCCATCACGACGTTTGAAACGCCCATTCCGTTGTAGACCTGAGCGATTCTCTCAGCCACCGCCGCCGGGTTCTGCCGACTCGATGGAGTGATTCCCGCCTGTTCGAGAACGCGGTCGTTCACGACCTCGTGATAGCGGAGATACCGACGCGGGCCTTCATGCTCGAAGACCACAATCGCCGTGTCGTCGGAGTTGAACCCAATGTCCACACCCATAACGAGTGTGTTGGGAGTCTCGTACCGCCTGAGGCCGTAGGAGTAGTCCTGCTGGCCTCCCCGCTCCATCGCGGCCTCTATGGTAGGCATAGAGAAAAAGCGGTACTCGTCGCTCACAGGACGGCACAGATACTCTTGAGCAAACCCGTTCGGGTCGCTTGCTCGCTGAGTCTCCGCCGCCATCAGGTCGAAGTCGGGACGAACCGGCTCCACGTCCTGCTCGAACAGCGAAACGTCCGTCTGAATCGCGTCGGCGTTCTTGAACGTCGGCTGTTTCAGCGCGAGAATCCCGAAGTCGTTGCGACCATCCGGCGTCCCACGCTCGTTAGCGTCCATGAACTCGTCGTTCGGAGCCTTCGGAGTGGACACCTGAACCATCTGACTGGAGCCGAGAGAAATCGTCGGCAAATACGCATCGAGGGTGGCGCTCTGGTCTTCCAAGAACGCCATCTCGTCAATAAAGACCGTCTTCGGCGGGTCTTCACCACGAGCGGAGTCCGGGTCGCCCGTGTACGCCTTGATACGAGAACCGTTCGGCAGAACAATCTCGTCCTGATTGTCCTTTTCGAGCGGAATGTCGATTTTCGCATTCTTAATCAGCGTCTTAATGTCGCTGATACGCGAGTTCGACTGTCCCTTCGTCTTCGAGAGAATCGGGTAGAACGTATCCGGCTTGAGAAGTGCCTCAATCAGGATACAGATGCCGATTACGTAGGAAACGCCAATCCGCCGCCCCTTGTAGATGTTCAGAATCTTAGCATCGCCGTAGAAGTAGGCGTGCATAATCCGGGGCTGGTACGGTCGAAAGAGTGTCAGCGGCTCAATTTCGTCCGTCTCCAGATTCTTCGCCCGGAGAATATCCTCCGCGAGAAGGTCGGGGCGACCGTTCCACCTCTCAAGCAACGCATCAACGTCAGCATCGCTCTCAGAGGCGAACTTTTCGGCTATTTCCTCCATAAATCAGTAAAAAAGATAGGGCCTGCCGGAATCGAACCGGCCTCCGAGCGTCCCAAACGCCCGATGATAACCACTACACCAAAGCCCTGAACTACCTAATCTCGGCTAAATCGACGTATGAATCGCCGTCAAGTGCCTCAATCCACGCATACCAGTTCCGAGAATCCTCGATGAGATACCTCGCTGGCTCTACACCAGAGGTTCCAAACTCCAATCCGACGGCTTCGCCGTCCGAAGGAGTATTACTTCGGGGGTATGGTTCAGATTTAGACCGCTTTACCGGCTCGTAGGGGTTCATTTAGAGAGATTCGCCGCATCGAGGGGTGTGAAAACGACTACCGGAACGTCAGAGTGACCGTATCGCCGCAAATCTCCACCTTCTCCACGTCAGCGGGGTCAACATCCGTGCTACCACGGATATGACCGTCCAGAATCGACGCGAGGGGGAGCGAGAGGCCAAATTCGACCGTATCGTACTCGAAATCCGGCTCAGAGAGGCCGCAATCGCAGTTTTCGCAGGGTTCAGTCATTCTTAGTCCTCGAAAGTCAGATTTTCCTCGAAATTCGCTTCCTCAGTCTCCTCTCGGACGAGTTTGCCGTCCTCGGAGACGCTATACTCGGAGCTGTCCGTTTTGTCCATTGTATCGTGTTCGCCCCTCGATGCGGAAAGCCCCAAGAAGAACACCACAAGTGGGGCAATTCCCGCCGTCAGGAGCGTTATATCCGCAATTATAGCAATTCATAGGTAATTCACCGCCTCACCAGCAGAGCTGAACCGCCGACCCGACGCCCCCGGTCGCGCCGGGGAACCGCGCATTGGTCGGTCAAGACCTGTTTCGACGGACGGAACTGATAGTGAAGACCGCCTACGAAGCCGATAATCGGCTCTCCAAGGTGGTATGCCAGTTCGTCGTACAGGTCAACGTCCATGTGTGCTTCTTCCTCCGCCCACGTCTGAACGGTCGCGTCCCGCACCAGAGCGTAGCCAGCGGAGAAGTTCTCAAGTTCAGCCATCGTCATCGAATATTTCGTCGTCGGGGTCGAACGACGGCTCCTCGCCGTCCTCTCCCCCACCGAGAACAGCCTCCGCCGCAACTGCGGCGAGCTGTTCCGTCGCGCTCGCGGTCTTCTCGTCCGTGTTCATCTTGGACGCCTCCTTCGGCGTCAAGCCAAGCTCCTTCATAATGTCGAGAATGAGCTTCTGCTTGAGGCGGAGGTCTTCGCTCAGACCGTGAGCATCCGTAATAACGCGAAGATTCCCGTTCTCGTCGTACACTTCCTGTCTGTCCATCTCACCCTCGTCAAGGATGTATTTGGACGACCGGGCTACACGAACACGAGCAATCGCCGCCTGCTCAAGCAGGTCGTATCGGGCGGGGTCTTCGTCCTTGGACGGCCAGCCGTATGCGTCGGCCCACGACATAATGAAGTCGTAGAGCCGCTGGTCGTCGTCGGTGAAAACCTCCTCTAAGTGTTCGTCAGTAGCGTACATTCCGTGTTTGATTGCCGCGAGAAGTTCGAGATTGTCGTTGTTGCCGTTCGCGTTTTGGTTCGCGCCGTGAAATCGGCACGAATGAGCGTGCCCACCATCATCGAGGCGGGCTACTCGGTTTGAACAGTATCGTGTTGGCCCATCGTAATCCTCGGGTTGCTTACCAATCCGAGTAAGACAGTAGGCTGTGTCGAAGGGAATCCCCTTCTCGGCTTTCGGCGTCTGCTGATACTCGAACTTGAGTTCAGCGAGTTCCTGAACCGTGTAGCCTGTTACCTCTGCCTGAGCCATTGTGATTTACTAAAAGTGATTCACCGCATCGAGTCGTTTTCTCTAACTCGGGGTTAGAAAGAGTAGAACTCGGGTTAGAAGAAAAAGTGAAAAGACCCGAGTAAAACCGACAGAAAACAGAACCAGAGAGAAGATTCTGAGTCACCAGCTCAGAAATCCAGAGAAGATGCCACCGTAGGAGGTCTTCGTCGTCGCTTCACTCCTACACTCCTATTAATGGTAAAGGGTTTATATAGGAAGGGGGGTGTTCAAATACTACCTCTCGGGGAGACTGACACATCACCGGGAGATATTCCTGCCGTATCTCCTACTCGTAATCTAACCTCAGAAAATCTATGAGTCTGAGTAGCATCCTAAGAAGAAGATGTGCCGATAAGTCTTAATACCCGGATATTGTGGGATTTGATATGGTTGACCCGGTACATAGCCACCATGTTGCGGTTGATGAGGAACATGACCTGCTACTCCGGGGAGCGCACGACTCACGAGGGCCGGGTTCGCTTTCTGTGTCAGTTGTGAAGGAACTCTCCACCCTGCTCGATGTAGACCCCATCTCCACACCTCTACATCTGGACAAATACATCGACTCGGATTGGCTTGACCAACTCCCCAACCGTGGCGCTGAACACGGCGAGAACAACATCGGCGTTGCCTTCCACTATGGCGACTACAAGGTGTTCTGTTGCTCGTGTGGAAAAATCGCCGTGTATGGCGACCTCTCAAAACACAAGAGAGGCGAGATGAGGACACCAGCCTCGATGCGTTCACCTACTCCAGACCCAACAGAAGTGGTCGTCCCCGACCATAGCCGTACACCAAGGCCCACCACACCCGAAAAACCAGATAAGCTCTCCCCCGAGAAAGGAGAGCTACCCTAAACAACCACAAGTAGCCGACCTCCCCCGACCCGTCCCGAACTGGAAAAACCGATTTTTCTGACCTCAGATGGGAAAATTCTGAGGGGGACTTACTAAAGTACGCCTGCGGAAAGACACTCAATGTTCTAACCGCCCCGCCCCTCGCCCCCCTCGCTCGGGCTTGTACCCTCGTGATTCTACGTTGCTGACCGCCCTACGCGCGGGCGGCGTGCCTGCCTGTTCGTAGCTGGTTCCGTCCCGGCCCCCTGCCCCTGCCCGTCCCTGCCCGTCCCGTCTCTCGTCCCGCGCGGGCCGTCTCTCCCCGTCCGTCCATACGGGCCGTTATCCGGTATCACCGGCCCCCTGAAACCGGCCCGTTCGGT